TGTATATGTGTGTTCAACCAAGAGAATATAGAACATCGCCATATCTGCAACAGGACGTTAAGAACCAAATCCTAAAAAGTATTTCTACCAATTACATCGTTGGCGGTATTAGACCTGTATTGCTTGATCCAATTTATTTGAAAATTAATCATATCATAACTATTTTTTATGATAAAGATAAACTAGATAGCGATATGGGGGTTGTCAAGACTAACATAGTTGCTAATATTAAAGCGCTTTACGACTCAGAAATTATTCGGTTCAATACATATCTACCTATTTCGAGGATTCAGTCAACCGTAGATAGCAGTGATCGTAGTATTGTAAGCAGTAGCGTAGGATTTAGCGTAACGTTGGATACACAATACTTAGGCGATCCGCTGTCGAAGATTGATATGATTGGTAATCAAATAAATGCTAACAGTATTACGTTTTCTGCTAATTGTGGAACTGTGTCTGTATCAGTTATCGGTAATATAGTTGAGTGCGGTTCGTCTGTTTACGGTAATGGTTTTTGCTTTATTGATTGTTTAATCGGTACTGTTACATACAGCATTATTTCATATCCATTAAATAGCGGAGTTATATCGTTAACATTTACGACGGTAAGCCCATTTATTAAAACCAGTAACGAGTTGCTATTAATTGACTCTGACACGTACAGCTGGATCGAAACTCCTGTTAACTAGGTAGAAAATAGTGAATTATTTGAATCAAATATCATCATTGGATCGGTTCATACCTGATTCGATAGTAGCGCAGTATCCAGAATTTACTGAGCTATTCAGACAGTATATCTTGTTTATAAAGAGTACTTCTGCCTCTGACGTTATTTCACGTTTAGATTTAGATAATATCTCTGATCAATTCATTTATAACATAAAAAATGAAATTGCTTTTGATATTCCAACAGCAAATCCAATTAAAACGTTATCTAAAGATGAAGTAGCTAATTTGTTGTTGACAGCTACTAACTTATATAAATCAAAAGGAACCATTCATTCTATCAAGTACTTATTTCGTGTACTATACGGTTCTGAGTCTTTAGTTGAGTTAGGTAGATTAGGTGAATACATTGAATACAAACCAACAGCTCTTAGTATTGTTGAAATTGATTCAAGCGGTATCCATGTACCATCTCCAGATTATAACTTGTTTTCATATCAACAGTTCTATAAAGTTGGTACTACACATAGTATAACAGCGCCGTATGTGATAGCTAGTTTTGAAGCTGTTTATAGCGGATCATGCGTAACATACTTTAATGACGGTGCAGATAAATTATGGGTTGAGATAACAACGGATATAGCAATCGGTGATATTTTAATGTTCCCTGATATTGGTAGACGAGTTGTAGTATTGGGCTTTACCGGGCTTAGCCTTGACGGTTGGAATGCTAAAAATGAAAGATGGCGTGATCACGATGGGTTTTATATTCTTAATGAAATAAACCCACGAATTAATAATACATTTTATAAAGAAGTTAATGGTTTTAATATTATAGAACCCGTCGATGCTGATAATATCAGATACACATTGGTTAATGGTGTTTTAAAGTTTATAAATCTATCAGGCGTTTCTTATGAGTTTATTAATATCCGTGTTTGTAGCACTGTAGGTGGTATTCAATATCGTACCGATATATGGTATACTATTGTTGATGGAGTATTAGTTTCCCTTACTGAAAATAACAATGACTTGCTTCCGCTATATAGCTCAACAGGCGTTATAATAGACGCATCAAGATTCTACGATATTAACGGTATTCAGTTAGTAACAGCAGCACGCCTTGAATCAACAAAGCAATTAATATCAATGTTTAGCATTTATTTTATGAATAATGTTAGGCCTGATATCTACATGGATACTATTAGAAAAACAGTTGTGCCTGCAGGATATAAAACTATTCATATTGATAGTAAACCCGAATTTGTTAGATACACAGGCGCGTTTTATGTTGTACCGCAAGGAACAAATAAAGTTAAATATGAATCAATAGTCAGATCAAATACTATTGTTACTCTAAATCAACTATTATCAAAAATTGATGATTTAGATAGTATTCATTATTATAAAGGCATGCTACCTATTATTGATAACTTCAATATACTAGTGGACTACAATAATAATATTAATGCTGATAAATCATTCTATCTATCACTCGCTAATACTGTTGATTATAGCAGATCGTTATTATATGACGGTGCTAAAACATACAATGGCTTAGTTAATTATAACTCGGTATCGCACATATTAGTATAATAATAAAATATAAAGGGTTTAAATAATGGCTTATTTACCAGAAACCGCTACCTACGAAGCAGGTATATATCAACTTGAAATAACTGATCCAGTTATAGGTGGAGCAGGCGGGAAATCGAACATCCAAGGTAACCAATTAGCTAATAGGACATCATATCTAAAGCAACAAGTTGAGTTGAAAGTTGATAAAGATTCTAATACTGGTGCAGCGTTATTACCTGCAGGTACGTCAACGCAACGTCCTACGGCAAGTCCAGGTAAACTACGTTTTAATACTGATCTTGCTAAATTTGAAGGTTACAATGGTAGTGCTTGGGGTTCATTAGGCGGCGCAACTGGTGGTGCTGATGACACAGTGTTCTATACTAATAGTCAAACCGTAACAGCAAACTATACTATCCCTGTAGGTCAAAACGCTATGACAGTAGGACCTATTACTGTTAATGAAAATGTAGAAATTGGTATATCTGTAGGTAGTGTATGGATCATATTTTAATTCAGGTTATAGAATTAGTAGATTAGAGTAAACATTAAACGGTCAACTAGTGTTTAGCAAGAATTTTGATGTGATGAATAATACTACATACTTTACTTAGAGTATTACTAAATTATACTATCAAGATATAGAATTAATAGTTGTTTCTAACTATTAAAATAGAAGAAATTATAGTAATCAATTGTTATTAACTACTTACCAAGTCTCAATTAGTCAGTATAGTAGTTACAATAATATTTGTAGTAGACAAGGAAGTATACTATTATCATAGTAAAGAGTCACGTACGTTATATGGCTTAGATCTGACAGTCATTATTGTTTATGCATTATTAACAATAAAGTTATATTAGTTGATATAAATAGTACAAGCAGTTATGATAATTAAAATTAAACCTTAAATAAGGATTGTGTAATGGCAAAGTTTAGAATTACAAATACTAATGATAATTCGGTAGAGTTAGCGTTAGATAGTACAGTATTAGCCAATGTTAAGCAAGGCGAGTTCATTGCTAAGACAGTAGCTACAGTAGCAAATTTAATGAGTACACCAACAGTAGGCGCGTTGAATGTATTGAACTACTATTCAGGCAGTGAAGGTGGTGGGGTATTTTACTGGGATAGTAATAAGTTAAAAAGTGAACATAACGGTGGTACTGTTATTGATCCTACTAAAGTATTTCCTAGTGACTGGAATGATCAAGTACAATTGACTAACTGGTTTACTTGTAATACTGCTGGTAGTGGTTGTTGGGTAAGGCAACATCAGAACAAATTAGACACAGCTTGGTTTGGTTTAACCAGCAGTACACCTGCTATTGCTGTAAAGATAGGGTTTGAAAAAATGTTATCTGTTTGTGCACAGGATAATGGTATTTGGTATGACCCTAAATACAGTATATTTGTATCACAAAATCTGAATACAACAGGGGTTACTATTATATTACCACCTATTGGTGCTAATAGAAATGGGTTGACAATTACAGGAAAAGGGTTTGGTGGGTTTAATAAATCCGATAATACTTTTATGTTCGATGCTCAACAGGATAATTCTGGAAACCTTACATTTGATAGTCTGACATTTAAGGGTGTTAACAATGCACCAGTAGCTAATAGACCTAAAATTTTTAATGGTAATAGAATTATTAATACTTTAACGCAAAACTGTATATTTATGTTTGTAGGTAAAATATGGGAAGCATTACCACTTCCTCAAGAACTAACTACAAGTGGTTATTTGCAATCTATCACATCAATTAATGATTGGGTACTACAAAATTCTGACATAGCCATTCATGCTGGAGCGCTATATAATTGCGCTTGGACAAGATTGTCTATGGAAGAGGCTAGTAGTGCTGATTGTGCTTTTATGAAAATTGAAGGTGGTCCTTACTACAATAGTACAAATATGACAGTTATTAGAGATAGCTTGATAGAAGGACTTAACTACCAAGGTTTACCTTTTAGTAATAGTGTAATCTATATTGGCTCAAATGGTGGAATGTTAAGTATTGAAAACTTATACACTGAAAAAAATACCTCTAATGACATTACAATTGCTCATCCTACTCAAATTATAAAAATTTCGGGATTAAACTTTGGAAATGGAGATTTTGTTGCTGCTCCAAGAATACGTATACTTGGTAACCTCGGTAATATAAGTATTACAGGTTGCAGAGGTAATACAGCGCCTGTAGTTGATTTAACAGAGGTAACACAACCTGGTGACGCAGTCTACGAATGTAATATTAAAAATAATTATTCGCTGACAAAATACATCAATATAGTAAGCATAAGCAATGATACTGTTAACGGTATTTTAACATTCAATCTTGACCCAACATCTGTAGATTTTATAGGTAACTTTAGGGTTGGCGAATATATTTCTGTAGATAGTTTGAACAACTTTGCATCAATTAACAATAGAGCTGTAATTGTTGATAGTGTAGGTGATACATTTTTTACAGCAAAGGTTATTACAACTGATGTTTACTCATCTGGTGGACGTGTTAGTAAGTTATTTCCGTGGGTAATATCCTATCAAACACCGCCAGTAACTGCTGGGATGATGACAGGGTATTTCCCGTTTGAAGATAAAAATGCGGCTTCTGTTATAGTTTATAAAGATGTTAAATTTTACATGCAGCAATATAGGACTGGGTTTGTCTACACAAGCAACGCTTACTACAACTTACCTCCTGGGGCTGTTCAAACAGTTACATTTGTTATGCCGTTTGAAACATACCAGAGTGACCAGTACGCTGCATATATAACTAACCCAAATAACAGAGAGATTATAAGCATTGATAATGTAGGGATTACTAACAGGGTTGCATCGGTTGTACTTCGGAATACTTCTGCTTCTTTGACGGCAGGTGGTTCAATTACTACTTCTTTGACTAAAGAATCGGCTCTTACTATAACAGGTTAATTTATGATTTTTTATCATTCATGCTATATACAAAGCTTATTTCACTTATTAGCTGATTTTAACAATCCAGCTGCAAAGTATGCAGCTGGGAGCAGTTTCGTAAGTATGTATAAAATCTTTACAAGATAAATTTGGTGGTTGAGATATGACATTTCCATATTTAACTATTTACACTGATAATCTACCTCCAAACGCAAATGGTAGTACCAATGCATTTGTAGTAAGAATCCGATCTGCATATAAAGATGATATCGGTGTTCATAACCATGAGTACACACATGTTAAACAATGGTATAAAATGTTAACTATTTGGTTGATGTTTTCTGCGTTACTAGTTGCAAGTACCTATGAAAGCTTAGGCTATGCTTTAGCACCAGCAGCTGTTGCTGGTATTGGATTACATAGTTTATTATATCTATTCATACGTAGTTATAGACTAGAAGCTGAAGCTCAGGCTTATGCTGAACAAGTTAAAGCAGGTGCTAGCTTAGATGATATGGCAAATGATCTTGCAGGGGATTCCTACAAACTTGGTATCACGCAAGAACAAGCCAAAGAGGAGATTCAACGATGGTTGTAACATTGTTGGTTATGCCAGCAATTGCTGTATTAGTGTTTATACACAACGCAAACATGGCATAAAGAAATGTTTAATACTAAATATGCAGACGTAAGTCGCGCTTATGTCACTGATATTACAATTGATAAACTAGTATTAGCCTCCATCGGGTACAGATGCAAAGCAGTTGTAGCTAGCTGCTTTGGCTTATGACGATTTATCGGCTGATGCCAATGTATACCAAAAGTTGCAAAATGTGCTGATTATCCAATAAGGACAAAAGCGGATCTTTCATCAGTGAATCTGCGCAAATAGTCACGAGCGGTAACATACCCAACGTGTGTTTAAACGTCAGCGCAACAGTATTAATAGTGTTAAGCACACCCGTAATGACTACGATTGTCTAGTTTATTTCAATTACGGATAAGCAATCAATCGAACGTTTATAAAACATAACATTAGCTTATGCAAATAATGGCGATCTATATGTTTGCGGTTATAGCGAGCGGGTAAGTCTGATATATATATAGTTATGATATGTCAGTTAGAGTATCGGTTCAAGCGGAAATACCAAAAGCTAAACTAATAAATACACAATAAGATAACATAAGGGATATTCATGTCAGCAGTATTAACCAACGAATTCCAAGCTAATATTCTATCATCGTTTATTAGTACATACCTATCAGCAACAAGTGGTAACGTAACGTACTTATTTTTTGGTAAAGCCTCAAGCTGGCCTGCTGACGTTAACGGCAAAGCAGAAACCGATACTGGGTTTCTGCTTCCTATAGTAAACCCGTTAACAGCGCCTGCTGATTTTAGAGCAAATACACCAATTGCAGGCGTTAAGATTAATAGCGCTGATGTTTCGCCTGCTATTCCTCGTGTTAACTGGGCAACAAACATGACGTATCCAAAAGGTCAAGTTGTTATTACGAATGAGTGGAATGTTTACTTAGCAACAACTAATATTGTGTCAAACACAATACCAACATCGACTGATTATACGCAAACTTTAAATGGATGGAAGTTTCAATATAAAATTGCAGATTCTGATTGGTTTACAAAATTCGTCACTAGTGCATGGATTCCTGTTCCGTTAACGCTCATATCTGTTCCAGATACAAACCCAAATCCGAATGCGTTATATGAATGTAATGCATCTAGTATTATAATTTATAAAGTATTCAATGCTACTTCAGTTTCTCTTTCAACTTTGTCTACATACAGACAAATAGCGTTATGGGGATCTATTAAATCACCATCAGCTGCAAATGTTACCGCTGATTTAGTAACATTGGCTGATATCAACCCGAGCACAGGTACAATTATATATTGTGATAATAGACATGAAACTGAGCGATATGAAGGTGTTGATGAAGAATTTAAAATTGTGATAGGTATCTAATATGGAATTTACTTTCGACAGAGCAGATTATCAAGTTGACGGGACAGTTGAGTCTATTGTTGCTTGGAAGAATAAATACAACTCATTTTTAGATAAAATGGGAAATATTGTTGATGACACTGATATTACGTTTGTTAAACCAGTATTAGCGCCTACGGCAGCCGCAGGCACAAATACAACTCAGTTAGCAACTACTGCTTTTGTAACAACTTCACCAGTATTCACTGGTACACCTACAGCGCCAACTGCAGCTGCTGGTACTAGTACAACTCAGTTAGCAACAACTGCTTTTGTTACAGCAGCTGATAACCTATCTGTTAAAAAAGGTGATTTTTTACTTGGCGCAACCGCCCCTTACATTTCTGATGCCAATGTAATTACAACTACACAGTGGAACTCAGTTGGTGCCGTATGGAATGGTTCTCCATTTTCAGGAACAGTTGGTTCTAACCAAGGATACTTATTTACACAAGTGTGGGAAAACGTCAACTATAGGTTGCAGACATTCTACAATGTTAACTACAGCTTTGTATCAGCTTGGCGTAGAATGGATAACGGTGCGTGGTCTTCTTGGGTGTTTGACTGGACATATGGCACTTCAAACGGTCACGTCCTAATCGGCACTACTACAGATAATGGTGTTGATAAGTTGCAGGTTAACGGTAGTATTAGTGCTGCAACAGCCTCTGCTGGGACAAACACTACACAGTTAGCCACAACTGCATTTGTTGTAGGTGAGAAAGGTGGTAGACGAAACTACTTAATCAATGGTAACTTCGATAAGTGGGATTATGGTGCAAGCCAGACTGTGACTGGGTACTATTCTGATAATAGATGGATGAGTTACTCTACAGGCTCAACAAAGACGCATTCACAAGTGGTATGCGGTGATACAGAAAGAGCATTATTTAATGCAGTGTACTTTAGTAGAACAATTGTCAATAGTGTAGCTGGTTCAAGTAATTATACTTGTAAAGTACAACGAATTGAGAACGTTGCGCTATTAGCTGGAAAAACTGTAACTTTATCGTTTTGGGCAAAAGCTGACGGTAATAAGAATATTGCTATCCAAATTGGTCAAGGGTTAGGATCAGGTGGAACCCCTTCTGGAGGTGGTGGTACTGCTATTTCGATAGTACCGTTAACTACAACTTGGCAGAAGAATACTGTTACCATGACTCTTCCATCTATTGTAGGTAAAACGTTAGGTACTGACGGTATACAGACTACTTTTAGTATACTGTATTTTTTCTTTGAGGCAGCGTTTATATCAACTCTTGGCCAACAATCAGGCATGTTCGATATCGCTCAAGTAAAACTTGAAGACGGTTCAGTTGCTACTAATGGTTGGCATCCTTATGATGGTGAGTTTGGTGGAGAAGTTGAGGCTTGTGCGAGATACCTAAACAAGTTTACTGGTTTAAGTGGTAACTTTGGTGCTTATGCTCAAGGTGCATACATGACTTATCAATTGAGTTACCCAACAATGAGGACAGTACCAAGTATAACTTCTAGTTTGTCTAATACTACTTACGCCAGTGCTGAGAATCTTCACTTGGATACGCAAACTACCAATACAGCCAGATTAGTCTTTGATGCAACAGCAGCAGCTACTAATGCAAACTTTGTTATGGGTTCAGGTGACTACTTTATGCTTTCAGCAGAACTATAAAAAGGACTAAATAATGTTAAATACAATTGAAATCATATCAGTTAAAATCCAACCTAAGGGTTGGATTCTGAACGGAAGTACATTAGTTCCTGATGCTCCAGGTAATAGTGAAAGAGAAGCTATTCTAAATTGGATTAAAGAGGGTAATACACCTGAATCAGACGCGCCTACACCAGTGCAACTTGCTCAACAGGCTAAGGCGGCTATTTACGGGCTACTCGATGAAACAGCGCAAAAGTACGACTACCGTACTTTTGCTGAAGTAGCGCAATTCGTAGATAGTACAACGTGGAAAGCAGAAGCAGACGGCTTGCTAGTATGGCAAGACAGTGTCTGGCTTAAAGCTTATGAATTGTTAAAAGCACCTATCACAAGCGTCGATGATTTTGTGGTACAACTACCTGAGTACATACCATCTAGTGGGTCTTAAAATTTAGTAGACCAATTCTCTAATTTTTATTAATGTTTAAGACTAAGGAGTAAATAATATGTCTATTCAAACAACTTACAATTTATATAATGTACAAATTCCTAATGCAATCATTCATATTGATCGCTTATGGGGTTCATCGAAAGAGGGCTGGACCGCTTTAGTTGGTGTTTATACAACGGAAACTGTTCCTGCTGTAGCAGCAGTTGGTGAAGAAGGCGAAGAAGTCTATGTGCCAGCAGTGCCAGAAACAACTCGCATAAACAAGATCACTGAGTTTAACCACTCAGCGACATACGTTGCTGACGAACGCGGTTACGTAAGCGTGTACAAGTCGTTACAAGACAAATTCGATGGGGTCGAGGTATGACCCTTCCACATTTAACTATTTACGCTGATAACCTGCCACCTAATGTTGGCGGTACGGCTCAAGGCCCCTTAGTCAAGATTCGACCTAAGTACAAAAACGATGAGAGTATTCATGCCCATGAGTATATGCATGTCAAGCAGTGGTACAAAGTATTAGCCGCTTGGGCATTGTTCTCTGTACTATTGGTTGTGGGAACTTATGATAGCTTAGGTTATTCCTTAGCTCCTTTAATTTTTGCTGGTATTGGTGTGGATGGATTACTTTATAAGTTTGTGCGTAGCTACCGATTAGAGATGGAAGCACAGGCATATGCTGAACAAGTTAAAGCAGGTGCTAGCTTAGATGATATGGCATATAGATTAATTGCAAATGATTACTACAAACTAGGTATCACGCAAGAACAAGCCAAAGAGGAGATTCAACGATGGTTGAATTGATGCGCCAAGCATTTGATGTAATCGAAATGAAGGTGTTGATGAAGAATTTAGAATTATAATAGGTAAATATAATATACAAATTACTTTTGACAAAGCATATTATTAAGTATACTGGACCGTTGATTGGAAGAATAAATACAATGAGTTTATTAGATAAAATGGAAAATATTATTGTTGTTATTAATTACAATAATATTGCGCTTCCAAATGATAATGGTAGTTATGATTTAATGATAACGCCTACTATACCAAACTAAACAGGTGCAATAAATGAGTACTCAGATCATAACAAGAACAGATAAAGGCGCAGAGCTAACCTTTACTGAAATGGATAGCAATTTTTTAAATTTAAAAGATGCTATCGATAATATTAGTCCTAATACTATTTTATCTGCGATTAGAACAGTCGGCGGGGTTGGTAGCGGTTTAAACGCTGAGTTCTTAGATGGTGTGCCGTTAACAAGCCTTCAACCGCATACAGTATCAGGTAATAATGTTGTAATCACACAATTGAATAGCTCGAAATGGATGTTCAATCAAGATGAAACATTAACTGGTTTAATCAAAATCAATATAGCTAGCTTGTATGCTAAGACTTTGTCTGGTGGTATGTGTGTGCGCATAACTCAAAATAGTACATCTGATGGGGTATACCCGGACTTTAACCTTTATATTTCAGGTAATTGGAGCAGCTCAGATCATGCTTGGCATAATACAGAAGCTATTAATCATAACGCAGCAGGTCAAAGCTTAAGTGTTAGATTTGCAACTGACGGGTTAGACGCTTTTATTTTAATTGGTAATACTAATACTGTTTGGAATTATCCAAGAGTTGTTATTGAAAATATAACTTCGAATGCAATTATTGTTGATTATACTCCTGATTTTAGCATCTCAGCCATTACGGATCTTACTGGTATAACGACTAGTAGCTCAATTAACGTTGCATCTGTTACGTCGAGCGCACCTGTTACAGTTACTGTTAGCAAGTATGCTGTTGGCGCTTTTGATAAGTATATTATCAATAACAATACTGGTACTGTTACCGTTACATTACCAGACGCAACTAACCATTCTGGTAGAGAATTGCATTTTAAAAATGTGCAAGCGCAATCAATTGTATCTAACGCTTCGAATGTTTGTAGTATTTCGTACATCACACCAGCTACTAGCATCTTGGCCGCTGTGTTAGGTAAGTGGGCAGTTATGGTTTCTGACGGTACTAACTGGATTATTATGAATGCCAACTAATGAATATGATAAAGATGGTTAATGAATAACCCTCAATGTAGATGGCATGATGCTGATACTATTGTTGGTGCTGAACATGAGATCAACACTGATGGCGCCTTAAAGTTAGATAGAAAAGCTGATTTAGTTAATAGTAACCATATTTTAAAGTATTACATGAATTACGATCAAGATAATACTCAAATTATCGTGCAGAGATTCGAGTGGCGCAATGAAATAAGAGAATTAACTGATTAAATAATTCTTATAAATACAAATGTAACATAACACAATAAACATAACAAATAAAGGAAATTATAATGGCAACTTCTAATGCGTTTAGCGATTATGCAGAAAATGCTGTACTAAATCACGTATTTGGTGCAACAGCGTTTGTGCAACCGGTTAGATACCTAGGTTTATTCACTGCGGCTCCAACTGATGCAGCTGGTTCTGGTACTGAGATTCTTACAGGTTCATGGTACGTTCGAAAGATTATCACTTTTGATCCTGCGGTAAATGGAACGGTATCTAACAGTGCGACTATTGATTATGGTCAAGTAACTGGTTCAGCTGTTACTATCACTAACTGGGCCATCTTTGATGCAGTTACTGGTGGTAATATGATTGCTTACGGCGACTTCGGTGGCGGCCAAACGGCTTCTCCAGGTAACAACGTAGTTATTAAAAACAACACCATCTCTTTCACACTTAACTAAAATAAGCTGTTAGTTATATGATACTCAACGGATCCACTCTAAACCAGGCAACACTTAACGGTTTGAGTGGGTCTTTTGTTTTAGAATTAATATCTCAAAATACGTCAGCCGATTTAATATCTGAAGCTTCGTTGTATGTTGCGACAGTGTTACATGGAACCGCTCCAGCTACACTTTCATCTTCAGGTATATTATATATATCAACTAACTTGAGATCGTTAAGCCGTGCGACTCTTGTTTCATCAGGCGAATGGTCAACAGTATCAAGGCTATCAGGTAGTTCATCAGCGTCATTAACTTCTTATGGTTCATTGCGTGTTGAAGCTGCACTTTCTGGTTCGTCCTTAAGCAATCTATCGTCTACCGGTAAGTTGGAAGTTAATACAAGACTATCAAGCAGATCAACCGCGTCATTAACATCTTCAGCTTCATTGAAAGTCGGGGTGGAGTTGGTAGCTAGAGATGCTCAAGGATCATTAACTTCTTCGGGTTCGTTGAGAGTTGAATCAAGACTATCAGGCATAAGTTCTGCTAGATTAGATAGCAATGGTGCTATTATCACTGTTGCTTATCCACAAGCAACGGTGTCTTACGCTGAATTAGGCTCTTCTGGCGTTGTAACGATGAACGCTAACCTAATATCTAATCCAATAGCGTCTCTATCTAGTAGCGCATCTCTGAGTGTTGAATCAAGACTATCAGGTAGTTCAATATCTTCATTAACTTCTTCAAGTTTTATAACTATTGAAGAAAGATTGGTAGCTATCGATGTTCAAGGATCATTAACTTCTTCGGGTTCGTTGAGAGTTGAAACTGCGCTTTCTGGTTCATCTTTCAGCAATATATCATCTACAGGTAAGTTAGCGGTTGAATCAAGACTATCAGGTGCGAGTTCATCTAGATTGGACAGTAATGGTATTGTATGCATAAAGGTTGCGTTATCAGGCCATTCTAGTTCTATCCTGGATTCAATCGGGGGTATTGGTGTTTACACTGTTTTGAATGCAACACCAACTAATATTAGCTTGGACAGTTCATGCGAATTATTAGTATATACAAATCTTGAAGCAGGATTATCTACATTAAATATAACAAGTGAAGGTAGGTTCGGTGTGCTTAACCAATCATTATCTGATATCGTAATAATAGTTAATAAAAAAGAGGATATATATTGGTAATCGCAAACATAACTCAGCAACCTATAGAGAAGCAAGATTACGATGTTAACTACAAGCTGTGGTTAGCCCCAGGCGATGCTATACTTACAGCAACAGCTAATGTGAATGTTGCTGGTTTAACTATCGACATTCTACCTCTTGATTCAAGAGTCAAGTTATGGATATACGGTGGGGTGAATGGCGCAAAATATAAGATCGAGTTGACAGTTACTACGGTTGGTGGTAGAGTTAAGCAAGACGAAATTAATGTTAGGATTAGGGAAGTATAATGAAATCACTTTTTACGAATAATGTATCAACTACACTATTATCGCATATATCACAAACAGACACAACCATAGCTGTTTTAAATGCAGATAATATGCCTCAGCCTGGGTCGGATACTAATTTCTTCTTAACCATTGTTGAAGTTACCTATGGGTTGGAAACTAACTGGGAGATCGTTGAGGTTGTTTCGCGCTCTGGTGCAACTTTAACTGTAAATCGTGGTGTGGAAGGTACTTTAGCTAGAGCTTGGGATGCAGGCACTAAAGTTGAATTACGGCTGACTGCGGGTGTTGTTAATTACATTAATCAGCAGTTATTGTTAAAACAACCGGTTGAGTCTGGTTTAACAAGTATTTCTAGCTTACCTAACATAGTTGGTTTGGTAAAGAAAGCAACTGACGGTTCGTTTGTTCTAGATACAACTCTGTATACAGTAAATCAATCGGATTCATACCTGTTGGCTAGAGAAAACCATACTGGTGTACAACCAATATCATCTGTTTCATCGCTACAAGGAGCGCTTGACACCTTAGCGGCTAATGACAACTTAAAAGCCCCGCTGGCGTCACCTGCTTTAACAGGTACACCAACAGCGCCTACAGCTACAGCAGGTACAAATACAACTCAACTGGCTACTACTGAATTTGTGACTGCAGCAGATAACTTGCTATTATCAAACCACGTTAGCGCAGCAGACCCTCACCCGCAATACACCACTGCTGCGGAACTTGAGACTCGAATAGCTGCGCTAGTAGCGTCTGCCCCAGCTGAGTTAGACACGCTTAACGAGATTGCAGTCGCAATTGGCAATGACCCTAATTTTGCAACAACTATGACTAATGCCCTAGCTACAAAAGCGCCGCTGGCGTCACCTGCTTTAACAGGTACACCAACAGCGCCTACAGCTACAGCAGGTACAAATACAACTCAACTGGCTACTACTGAATTTGTAACAACTGCTGACAACTTAAAAGCGCCGCTGGCGTCACCTGCTTTAACAGGTACGCCTACAGCGCCTACAGCTACAGCAGGTACAAGCACCACACAACTAGCTACTACTGCTTTTGTTGTAGGCGAAAAAGGTGGTAGATTAAATTATTTAATTAACGGTAACTTTGATAAATGGGATTACGCTACAAGCCAGACTTCTACAGGATATAATTCGGATAATAGATGGCAAAACGGTCATAGTGGCTCAACAAAAACGCATTCGCAACAAACATGTGGTGATACAGAAAGAGCATTGTTCAATGCTATGTATTTTAGTAGAACATCAGTATCTAGTGTAGCAGGTACAGGGAATTGGGTTTCTAAGTGGCAAAGTATTGAGGACGTTAATATATTAGCGCGTAAAACTATAACGGTGTCATTCTGGGCTAAAGCAGACGCTAGTAGGAATATGGCTATTGAGTTTTTACAGGGATTTGGTACTGGAGGAAGTCCAAGTGCATCGGTTTTAAGTATTGGCTCTCAACTAGTAGCTTTAACTACAACGTGGCAGAAGAAAACCATTACAGTTGCTATTCCGTCTATTGTTGGTAAAACGATTGGAACAGCTGGTGTGCAAACTACAAATACCGGATTAGTATTTTGGTTTGATGCTGGTAGTGACCTTAATTCTCGTACAGCTAACTTGGGACAACAGTCTGGCACATTCGATATTGCTCAAGTCAAGATTGAAGACGGTTCAGTTGCAACCAATGGTTGGCACCCATACGATGGTATATTTGGTGGAGAAATTACAGCGTGTCAAAGATATTATGAAATAACACAAGTTGGTATTTTAGCAGCATTAACTGCGAACGGCTCTGCTTTTGGCGGAATTTGTAACTACACACGAAAAAGAATTGTACCGACAGTTACTTATTTAGCTGATGTAAATACATACAATTTCGCAACGGGCGCAGCAAATATTGATATTGTTGGAGTCACTTCATTAAGGGCATATAAGACAACGACTGCTGCTACCGGCCAGGGCTATTGGGAATCTAGTATATCTGTATCGGCAGAATTATAAAAAGGATTAAACAATGTTAAATGCAATTGAAATCACATCAGTTAAAATCCAACCTAACGGTTGGTTATTAAATGGGAATATGACAGTTCCTGACGTTGCTAGTAATAAAGAACGAGAAGCTATTATGGTTTGGATTGCGGCAGGGAATACTCCTCTTCAGCCAGACGCGCCAACCCAAGACCAACTCATCCAACAAGCCAAGGGAGCTGTTTATGCTTTGCTTGACAAAACTGCCAAGCAATACGACTACCGCGACTTCGCAGAGGTATCACAGTTTGTAAATAGTAATGTATGGAAAGCAGAAGCAGATGGATTACTAGCATGGCAAGATACGGTTTGGACTAACGCTTACAAGTTACTAAAAAAGCATATTACAAGTGTTGATGACTTTGTGGCACAGTTGCCGAAGTTTGTTTCTAAAGCAGCAAGTATCCAGCAGTAGCCATCCGCTATCATAGGGTAAAGACGAGCCACCTTGCTAAACAGGGTGGTAACTGAAACGACAATAATAGTTAATATCTAAACGGTAAAGAATAGCCACGTATTGGCTATTCTTACATGTGGATGTTAATATTAATTTGCTTACTATATGAGTAAATTAATATTGAATCGATGTATCTATAAATAATAAAATTACACGGAGAATGTAAATGGATAAAAGATTACTATTGTTGCTTATACCTGCTATCGCTATATTAGCGTTTGATTTGCCAATCTTGTTGACTCTTGGGTATTCAATGGCTGCTATGTTGTTGATCGCAGCTGTATCACATCTTACAAGAAAAATAATTTTCCCTTATGTTGATATGGGCGTTTTTGCAGAGAAAGCGCTTCAGACCGCTAATGGAGCTGGCTTCGTGTTTGTGGGTGTAAGCTTTATAATTGGTATGATGATTTTAGGCTCTGCAATATGGCTGTCGCACTAATACCATTGTTGGCTATTACTTATCTACCTATTCTACACGAAGAGCAGATTAAGCAATGGCCAACAGCGCCTTCAATTTCGTATCTAGCTGCGCAGATCGAGCAAGAAACTTGTGTATCCCTAAAGTCGTCAGGTTGTTGGAATCCTAGAACTGAGCTAAAGACTGATCGTGAATATGGGTTCGGTTTGAGCCAGATAACAGTAACCAGTAAGTTTAATAACTTCCTTGAAGCTAAAAAGTGGGATAAAGCTCTTGCTGATTGGCAGTGGGAAGATAGATACAATCCGCATTATCAAACAAGAGCTTTAGTTGTGTATATGAGAAACCTTAACAATCAAGTTAATGGAGCTTATGATATAAATAATCAATACGCATTTGCATTATCTGCTTATAATGGCGGTATGGGTGGTGTTATTAAAGATAGATCGCTCTGTAAAATGACGACTGGATGTGATTCTAGTTTATGGTGGGGTAACGTTGAGAATACTAGTCTGAAAGCAAAAATTGCGGTTAATGGGTATGGTCAAAGTTTCTTTCAGATAAATAGAGGATATGTTGTAAATATAATGAATGTACGCTATAAAAAGTACGATGAATACCTAAATATTAAAATAGAATGACGAGAATAATAACAATATGTCAGAAACATTAATATCTGATCGAAGAGTCGCTTCTGACCCTTACTTAGTTAATCGGTTATCAGAGCTTGAACGCCGCATAGATAAAATCGACTTTACTCAATCTAACGCAGTTAGAGATCTTGATGAGCATGATAAAGAAATTAAAGCAGTTACTCAAGTCGCTGTTGAGCTGAAGCATGTAGTTGAGGCTTTTAAATTGTTTATAGATTCTCAGAAAGAAACTAATAAAATAGTAACTGAAGGCCTTAAGAAGTCAACAGACTTTCAAAGCAGGTTTATCGTAGGTGGATCAATCATGTTTGTAATGTGGCAGATGTTTGGCGCTAAGTTATTCACCCTATTTACTGTGGCAGTGGCTCATTAATTATGGAAGGATGTAAAATAGATCGTAGCGTCCACGACCTAGAAAGATCCATAAAAATACAAAAGTGGTTAGGCATTGTATTAACCTGGATGTTCTTAATATCGTTTACAACAGCTGTAGGAGTAGTTACTTATTGGAAACTTGAACCGGATCCATTGACAGTAACAGATACTGGTTCATGTTATAGTGTTTGCACAGAACGTCAATTCTCTTTCAGTAGACATGTTAAATCAACAAAAGACTTAAAGATATACATACAAAATAGATGGCATGATACCGATGGGTTCATGGATTCAAATGACATTCCAGGTGAATTAGCACTTTCAAGTCCTGATTTTTATCCGTTGGGAGCTGGATTTGAAAATATAACGACTTTCGATAAACAAGTGCCACACACAATTCCAGTTGGGAATTACACGTACATTCCAAGTGCAACATATGAAGTCAATCCGCTTAAAACCATAACTAGACCTTTGCCTGCACAAAGTATACAAGTAGTGTGTGTGTTCAATGGGATGTTAAACCAAAATGATAATTACAGTAATATACGTTTGTTTACACATTATGGTGGGTAAATTTACCTATTCAAATTGTTATTGATAATAACACTCAAGCTGAGGTATATAATGCCTATTATGCAGTATGACAATAAACAATCAATTAATTTCATTGAGTATCAATACAACTCTTCGCTAGAGATGAATCCTGAGTGGTCTGGTAGTATTGCTGGGTGCATAATGCTATTGGCTATAAAACACTAATGGAAAAATACGCTGAAAATGCGTTAAGATGGGCTAGTCGGTTTAATGACATTGATCATAATAAAAATGATGAGTTGATGAACTATGACTGTTCTTATCCATTACGGTTAAAGTATAGAACTGCTAATGATTACTATTGGCAATGTTCAGCTTATAGCGCTTGGCCGACATGTCAAGAGATCACCCTAACGTTGATTACATAACGATCTTAGGCATGTCACTTCCATTTGTTTTCTACCCAAATAGGTAATTTAAATGTCAAAGCTTTTTGCTCCTAGAAATAGATATATTGACCAAATTGGTACCAGTGATGAACAAGATTTATACTTAAGTTTATCAGGTGAGATCATATCTACCTTTGGGTTTGATATGGTTTACTTCCCTAGAGACGTATTTCATACCGATGATTTACTAGGTAGAACTGATGCTCAGTTTGGTAGAAACGCTACTTTGGTAATGTTGATTGAAGATCCTGGTAATGATGCTGATATATCAGGTCAAGCGGAAATGTATAATAAGTTTGGTGTAAAGTACGAATACGATATTTCAGTGTCTGTAACTCAACAAGCGCTTTGGGAATGTTTTGGTGATGGATATACACCGACGAAGGGTGATGTGTTTCTAGTTAAGAATCCAGATGACGTAAACAAAAACCTTAATATTCCGTTCACAGTAATGGATGTCGATTATATAAACTTAGAACAGTTCGGCGGTGTAAACGGTGTCTTTAAACTCTCAGCAAAACCTTATGAATCAACTAATGAAGAGTTTGTGACCAATGATCCTCAATTACAAGAGCTGAAGAATTCATTCGATGCACAAGGCACATCAAGCTATAACGAATCTGATATTATTTCTGATTTAATGAAAGATATTAAGACGTTCAATCCAGATAATCCGTTTGCAAAAAGTTTTTAAGGTAATAAATTATGTTAGGTTTTGATTACTTCTATAATGAATCAATTAAGAATATGATTGTTACATTTGGATCGTTGTTTAATGAAGTATATATTTCAAGAGCAAGAAAAGATACTAATTCAGTGTTGATTAAAGTTCCGTTGCACTACGGTGATCAATCTAAAGTATATATGTATAGTAAATCTGGTAACAACCCATTTAATTCAATTTGGCCTAGAATGGCGTTTGATTATGGTATCGGTGCAGTTGATGATCAACGTAAAACTAGCAGAACGATTATACATAACTTTGGCAAATCGGTTAATAACACTGGTGAATGGTCGTCACGAAACTTCATTCCGTATGATTTTACATTCAATTTGTATATTGGTGCAAGTGATATCCAGGACGGATTGCAAATTGTTGAGCAAGTACTACCATTCTTTCAACCAGAATTAACTGTTAAGATCAGACCACTAAAAGATTTTCCAGATTTTATCGCAGATGTTCCTATTGAATTGCTAAGCGTTACTACTGATTATGAAGCTGACGGTGAAATTGAAGCCAGGGAATATTATAACTGGACTCTTAGTTTTAATCTAAAGGGGTTCCTATTTAGTCCAGTCATTAAGGATGCTTATAAAGTAATTGATGCTTATGACATTAACCTTAAAGACTTCAACTTACTACAACAGGATGCTAAGGATATGGTTGCTAAGAGTGGTATAATTTAATGAATTTATTAATGTTTAGAATTCCGTTATGGATTGTTGGAGTTGTCTTTATAGCAATGTCGACACAGATAGTATCTCTTACATACGATCTAAACAGAGCAGCAGATAAATTAGATAAAGTCAATGAGATGTACACAACAGCTAAGAATAATAATGAGGTGTTAGTTGCTTCAATATCTGATCAAAATACTGCTATTGATAAGCTTAAGCAGTTGAGTGCGCTGCAACAAAAAGAATTAGATGCGAGAGTGCTAGAAGCTAATAGATTAATGGATCTTAATAACAAGGCCGTTAACACAATTAATAATGTCAAGGTCGATACGACAGGTGAAGGGAGTATTAAATGGCTATCAGAACAGTCGCGTTCATTATCTCAATGGTAATAGCATTGCTGCTTTTGTCTGGATGCACCACTCAGCGTGAACCAGTGATTCGGGGTGTTAGAGTTGATGTACCTATCGCTGTTGAATCTCCGAGTGTCCCTGACAGACCTCTACCAACATTGCCAATAAGTGATATAACAGATGGCTCACCGAATGATGTTGTTGTTAAAAAGTATGCAACTAGCATTGTTATCTTAAAGAATGAGATAAATTGGTATAGGTCTGTGATCTACAAGGATAAGCATTAATGTTTGGATCCTTACAACAACGGTTTAACGCAGAACCTATGGAATACACAATATTACCAAGCAAAACTAGCAATAAAGTTGCAGTATCAACTGAAGTAGTTGATACTTATATTGAAGATGAGCTTAAAGATACAGTAACACAGATTAATGATGCAGCGGATAAAATACTAAACTTGGCAAAGACAAGTGAGCAACCTAAAGCCTATGAGGTTTATGGTACGCTACTAAAGACTAAAATTGACGCGTTAAAAGAACTAAATAATATCAGAAAAGGTACTGAAAAGCAGGTTGCTGGCGTTATTAATAATACGCAGATAAATGCGTCAGGTACCAATATCAACGAAATATTAAAGGCGATGCGAACACAACAATGAGTAAAAAAGACATACCCTGGGGTAAATTTGATTTAGCATCAAAGCCAGATGATTCTGTGCTGAACATAGAACCTGATCAAGAAGGGTATTACCATGACGCTGCAGGTGAACGGTTTTCATTCAATGGAAATAGAACGCTTAGACCTGCTCATGTTAGAATGCACTTAAATGAATATCATATACAGGAAATCGCTAAGTGCGCAGAAGATATGAGATATTTCATTTTTAATTATTGTAAAGTACTAACAAGTCGCGGATGGCGTACACCAGATCTCAGAGATTATCAAGAAACATACCTAAAAACAGCGCTAACAGATAATAGAATTGTGCTACTCCAAGGCCGGCAATCAGGTAAATGCCAAAATTATAACACGATTATAAATATTCGTAATAAACACACCGGAGAAGTTGAAGCACTCTCTGTTGGTGAATTTCATGAACGAATAAGGAACAAAAATAGTGATCAAACTAAAGAAGTCGATTGTTAAAACATTTAAAATAATATCAGCACCGATTAAACCGTATGATATTATTCCACAAGAAGTTGATTATATATCGCTATGGGTTTAATACTACAGATTGCGTTTGACATTAGTTCGAGTATAGTAAATGAATTTATCTGATAACACTTACCGTAAATTCACTGAAGTATATGATGTTAGTGATTATGAAGTCCTATCTCATAACGGTTGGGTAGATATAACACAATCAAATCAGACTGTAGAGTATGAGGTGTACTTATTAGAATTAGAAAATGGTTTATCTCTAGAATGTGCTGATACCCATATTTTGATGACTAATGATCTAACCGAAGTATATGCAAAAGACAGTTTGGGTTCGTTGATATACACTAAATCAGGTCCGTCTAAGGTAATATCGGTTAGCAACCTAGGCTACTCTGAGCGTATGTATGACCTATCTGTAGGTGGTGATCATACGTATTTCACAAATGATATATTGTCACATAATACAGTTGCGACTGCTCTTTATTTTGTTTGGGCTGCTACATTTCACAACGACGTTAAAATTGGTATCAGCTCAAACGTAGAGAAAGGTGCTATTGAAGTACTTGATAAAGTTAAAAAGATCTACGGATCTTTACCTATTTGGTTGCAACAAGGCGTTGAAAAGTGGAACGTAAAGACCGTCATTTTAGAAAATAAATCCAGTATTATCACATCAGCTACTAACGGAGATGCGTTTCGTGGATTCTCGTTTGTAGGCGGTGAAGGATATTCTACATTATATGTAGATGAGTGTGTTGAATATAATACTAAGATTAAAATTCTATCAAGTACTACAAAAATATTCGAAGAAGTAAGTATCGGTGATTTATACCGAAGATTTAACACTGACAGTGTTGTGTATGTTTCTGATCTATCCGTGATGACGCAGACCGGCATGAGATCTTTTGATGGGATTAAGCGAACTGTTAGATCTGACGGGATTAAGATTAAAACAGCTTCAGGTGAGTTGATCTGTACACCAGAACATTTACTGAAAATCGAGAATGGCTTCATTGAAGCTAAAGATTCATTCAATAAATTCATTGATAGCAGTTCGGGCCTTGAATTGGTGACTAGCATAGAGCCGTATAACGTTGAATCTGAATACTTCGACCTTATTAATGTTAAAGGCGGTCATACATACTTAACAAATAATATTGTTTCACACAACTGTGCATTTGTTCATGACTGGCAAGCATTTTCAGACTCGGTATTACCTACCGTATCATCTGACCCTAATGCAAATATTATTTTGACATCCACAGCAAATGGTATGAATCATTTTTATGAAATGGTTAAACTAGCAAGAGCTAAAATATCTGAATACACACTAATAGAAACGCCATGGAATTGTCTACCAGAGAGAAACGAAGAATGGAAGCAGAAGATAATTGCAACTAACGGCATTCAATACTTTAATCAGAACTATGGTAATCAGTTTTTGGGTTCATCATATACGCTTATTAACAGCGAAGGTCTTGAAAAACTTATTTCACGCACGCCAATCCAATCAAATGATAATCTTACAATTTATCAAAAACCAATAAAAGGTGCTAAGTATATCATATTAGGTGATCTTGCGTCTGGAGCTGGTGAAGATTTTTCAGTTTTACAAGTGATTAAACTGAGTAAGCGTAAATTTGAACAAGTTGCGATTTTTAGATCTAAAGATACTCCAGTTCTTAGTATGCCTTTGGTTATTCAAGAAATTGGTAAAAAATATAATGATGCGTTTGTGTTTATGGAAATCAACTTCGGTGAAGAAGCTGCTAGCAGACTATATCACGACTTAGAGTATGAAAATCTTTTAACAATTGCGGTTCATAATGGAAAACAAAAGCTACAAGGCTTCCGCGGTAAGATGCAAACAGGTCTTCGGGTTGATGTTAAAATTAAGCAGACACAACTTAGCTCATTAAAAACGTTAATTGAATCAAATAAGCTTGTAATTAATGACAATACTACTATCTCTGAATTTTATTCATTCGTTCAGCATGGCATTTCATTCGCTGCAGAAGCAAATAAGCATGATGATTGTGTTATGGCGTTGGCACTATTAGGATGGCTAGTAACTCAGCCTGTATTTTCTGAAATTATTGATTATGATTACATTGCTGACTATGAGAGTGAAAAATCTGAAGAATTATCAGATTTAATACCTGCCGCGTTTTTTGGGTATAACGACCCAGATGAATGGGAAGTTTTTGAATAGTATAAATACATAATACGTTAAAGATGGTAGAATATGAATCTTTTTAATTGGCTTGGTACAACCGAGAAAAAACAAAAAATAAAGGATAATGTAGCTCCTGCTGCGTCTCCTGTTATGCCAGATGATCCAAGCGTCCAGGTTATGTCTGGTTTTGGTATGTTTCATACTGGGTATAATTTTGGTACAAGCAGTGCACAAAATATTGAGAAATCCGTATTATACCGTCGCGAAATGGCTAATCAACCAGAAGTTGAGTTTGCCATTGACGAAGTTGTGAATGAAATGGTTGATTTTTCATTAGAGATCCCGTTTGAAATAAACTTTGCTGAAGAATCACAATTAAGCGCTGCAGTTAAAGATAAAATCGCTGAATCATTTAAGACAGTTAGTTCATTGTATAGCGCTAACCTTGGTGATGATATTCGCAGTTGGTATATCGATGGTATAAGAGCATGGTTTATTCAGCTATCAAAAGATAGAAAAAATATAATTGCGCTTAAACCTATTGAACCATGGATGATTAAAAAGGTAACACCAACCCGGATTGAACTAGTTGATGACGTTAATACTTATATTGAAGATGAACCTTACTACGCGTATTCCCAAGACGGTAATTTAGAAGGTTCAAAGATTGTTAAACTTGTATACGATTCTGTATTATACATAGACTCAGGTAAGTATGATGCTAATAATAATGCGGTATCTTATCTAGATGCAGCTATCAAACCGTTAAACGATTTACTATCTCTTGAAAATGCAACAATCATTTACAGATTGACTCGTGCACCGGAAAAACGAGCATTCTATGTTGATACAGGTCAGTTACCTACCAATAAAGCTGAAGAATATGTAAATGCTTTGATGAAACGGTTTAAGACTAAGCTAGACTATGATTCTAAAACTGGCGCGGTTAAAACATCGAACCAGAATACTATTTCAGCAACAGTTGACTATTGGTTGCCTCGTCGTGAAGGCTCAACCAGTACAGAAATTAACCAGATCTCTGAGACAAGTAATGCGATCTCTAATATTTCAGAGGATATTAACTACTTTAAACGTAAAGCGTTTAGAGCATTAAAAATCCCTGAATCACGTGTTGGTGATAACCCTACGTTTAACTTAGGTCAGAGTGGTACCATCACAAGAGAAGAAGTTAAGTTTAGTCAGTTTATTGATAGACTACATAACATATATGTAAGCCCTTTATTTCAATTAATTAAAGTTGATTTAATGATTAAAGGTATTATGTCTGCTCAAGAATTTGATGATATTGCTGATGATATTAAAATCAAATTAATAAATAATGATTATTTTGCTGAGACAAAACGTATTGAGTTATTAACGGAGAAAATTGCGGTAATAGATGCAATTTCGCCTCACATAGGTAAATACTTTACATCTGAATTTGTATTCAAGGATATTTTAGGATTATCTGATGAAAAAATTGAACAGATTAAAGCGAAGATAGATAAAGAGCCTAAGGTTCAAGAAGAGTAAATTGTGTTTTTATAAATACATAAATAGAATTGTGAACATTTAAAAAATAAATTGGAGACTTATAATGAGTTTAAAAGACGAAATGTTGAAAGAGCTTAGCGGTAAACTTGAAGCAATTGCAGAATCATTTTCAGCTTATGTTGAATATGTATTGAACGAAAAGAAAGTAGAGCTTGATGATGAAAAAACGGTTGGTGATGATCCTGAAGAGGACGACGTCAAGAAAGAAGATAAAGAAGATACTAAATAAGTATTAATGGAGCCTTCTAATGAAGAGAGTAATACGTTTTAAAGCATCGGGGCAACGCGTTATTAAACGTAAATGTGCACCAGGACAAATCGTTAGAAATGGGTCGTGTACTGTTCAAACAGCTAGTGATGCGTTAAGGCGTAAGCGTTCAGCTAAGAAAATGGTTAAGACCAAAAATAGACAGCAAGCAAAAACATCTTTAGGTATCCGTGCCATGAAACGCGCGGTTGCTAAAAGACATGCAGCAGGTTACTAGGAAATAATTATGATTTTAATTGAACACCTACCTAAAACTGAAACGCTAACAGAGCAAACAGCTGAAGGTAAAAATCTTTACATTGAAGGTATCTTTCTTCAAGCTGAAGTTAAGAATCGAAATGGTCGTGTTTACCCTAAAGGTATTCTTGAATCAGCATTAGATACTTATCAGAGAAACTTTATCAATGAGTGTCAAGCTATTGGTGAATTAAATCACCCGGAGAATAGAGCTCAACCAGATCCGGCTGAAGCATGTATTATCATTGAATCACTGTCTTGGCATGGTAATGATATTATTGGTAAAGCAAAAGTATTAAATACGCCAAAAGGCTTAGTCGTTAAAGGTTTGCTTGAAGGCGGATGGCGTGCTGGTGTATCTTCTCGTGCAACAGGTTCAGTTAAGTTGAGAGAGGGTACTAACTTTGTTCAGCCTGATCTTATGCTTTATGCTGTTGACGTGGTTAATAATCCAAGTGCGCCTGATGCATATGTTAAGTCGTTATATGAACAAAATCAGAATGTAACTAAATGCATTCTAGAATATATTAAATCATTAAAACTCTAAAGGAGAGCTACTTTGAATTTATTAGTAGAAAAGCTTAAAGAGTTTGGTGTTGCTGAAACTGATGTTGCTTTAGTTGAGGCTGCGTTTAAAGCGCAGGTTGATGAAGCAGCTGAAACTCGTGCACAAGAGTTGCTTGAGACAGAACGCCAAACAATGAAAGAGGGAGTTGATTCTGTTGTTTCAGAATTTGCTGCTAAATATGAAACGTTAAAAGAATCTATTGATACTCAGATTGATGCTAAGCTTAGCGCTTTAGTTAAAACTGAACGTGAAGTTACTGTAAACGCTATCGATGCATTTGTCGAAGATCACACAGCAAAGCTTAGCGAATATGCTGCTACCGTTGTTGAATCAGTGGAAGCTAAGTACAAAGAAGCATTTGAATCAGAAGCAGCTGCAATCATCGAAAGCTTTACTGAAAAGCTTGATTCTTACTCTGGTTATGTTACTGAATCAATTAAGACTAAAGCTCAGTCACAGTCAGATTTGAAGGTTGCAATGGCTGAAGAATTGCTTGAATCAATTCGCAGCATTTATGCAGAATACAATGTAACTATGCCTGAATCAGTTGACTTTACTGCTCAGTTTGAAGATCACTTGAAAGAATCTGAAAAACTTGAAACAGAAAATAAGCGATTGAAAGCTAAATTAACTGAAAAGTCTAAAGCTGAAGTTATTACTCAAGTTACTGAAGGCATGACGTTAATACAGAAAGAAGATTTTACTTCTTTAACTGAATCAGTTCTTTTTGTATCTGAAGAATTGTACACAAAACGTTTACATGAAATGAAGGATCGCTTCTTATCAGGTAAGCAAACAGCGCAAGAAGTCTCAAAACCAGCCGCAACTGCTATTGTAACTGAAGGCACTACTGTTCCAAAAGTTGATGTATCGAAGTACCTCGGTCGTCGTTAATTTTAAAAACTATAAATACATTTGAAACTATAAATATAGATGTATTATTAAGGAGATTACAATAAATGTCTAATACTTTGTTAGAAACTTGGGGTGACGTGATCGAAGCTAAAGAATTAGGTTCTATCGCTCCACAACACAAATCAACTGTAGCAGTAATGCTAGAACAGCAAGCTAAACATATTAATGAAGATCTTGCTAACGTTACTGGTGGTGTTGCTAAATGGGATCCAGTCTTGATTGGCATGGTTCGTCGTTCAATTCCAAAAATGTTAGCGTTTGATTTGGTTGGTGTACAGCCTATGACTATGCCTTCAGGCATCGTTTTCGCAATGCGTTCACGTTATACTGCCCAGTCTGGTACAGAAGCGTTATACCATGAAGCAAATGCAGCTTTCTCAGGTAACGGTGTAGCTGAAACTGGTTCTATCTTCTCTGGCGACTTTGGCGGTACTGGTGCAACCGATCCTGCGGCAATCACAGCTATGTTAACAGCTATCGGTGAAAACTTGGGTGTTGCTGGTTCTGCTAAAGACTTCAATGAAATGGCGTTCTCTATCGAGAAGAGCTCAGTAATTGCTAAGACACGTGGTTTACGCGCTCAGTGGTCAACAGAATTAGAACAGGATTTGAAAGCAGTTCACGGCATGAATGCTGATGAAGAAATGATCAACATTCTTTCTATGGAAATCACAAACGAAATCAACCGTGAATTGCTTCGTAAGATGTACTTCTTCGCTAAGTTAGGTGCTCAGAACTGTACAGTTCCTGGTGTGTTCGACTTGACAGCTGATTCTAACGGTCGTTGGTTAGTAGAAACTTTCAAAGGTTTGTTATTCCAGATCGAAATGGAAGCTAACAAGATTGCAACTGATACTCGTATGGGTAAAGGCAACTTCGTAGTTTGTTCTAGCAACATCGCTTCTGCTTTGGCTATGACTGGTTTGTTGGACAACGTTCCTTCATCTAAGTTAGATACTGGTGCTCAAGTCGATCCTACTAGCTCAACTTATGTTGGTACTATCTTGAACGGTATGGCAGTTTATGTTGATCCGTATGGTTATGAAGCTTCAGCTGGTGCTGAGTTTGTTCTAGTTGGCTACAAAGGTGCTAGTTCTACTCAAGCTGGTATGATCTATGCTCCATACCAACCGTTAACTCTTGCTAAGACTGTTAACCCAACAAGCTTCCAACCAGCTGCTGGTTTCAAAACTCGCTACGGTCTAACAGTGAACCCGTTCGCTTATGCTACTCCATTGGCTAACGCCGATATGACTAGCACTGCAGACTTTACAGCTGCTTATCGTGGTAACATGTTCTATCGCATCATGAAAGTAACTGGTTTGTTGTAAAACGATCAGTTAGTTTTAATAAAAGGAGACTTCGGTCTCCTTTTTGTTTATTAAGCAACTAATAATTTAAGTACTTCGCTATCGCTAATACCTGTTAATAATTCTTTTAATGCATTATGTTGTCTAAACGTGTTAATTTGAAATTCATATGATTTATCTATTTCATCCAGTGTAGTTAAGCAGTTAGATTTGCTTAACGATAATAACAGGTCATTATAAAGAATTAACCCTATTCTGTTGAAATTTATCGGTAGTACACAGCTTTGTTCAAGTGACCAAAATCCGCTCTTGTAATCAGTTTTGTGTTCTAATGAAACACCAAATAAAAATTGTATTGTTTCATCGTTTAGCTGTATGAAGTATGGAACTCTAACTAATTTAATATCATTAACTGTGCAGTATTCGGATAACAATGTGTCTCGCAATTGTGTTTTTGCCGATGTGTAGTGATGATACCCGTCAAATTCAATCAGAGTATCTATTTTACCATCAACTATCACAGCGTAATCAATTATCATCCGTTTATTCTTAAACTTAATAGAATATTGAGACTCAATAACGCATTGGCGGTATAGTTTAATAAGAATAAGCGCTAACGATTCCTCAGTAAGGTAATCTTTCATTTTACCATCCTCAATTTATTATTCTTAATATGTAATATTATAACATATAACTTAAAATAAATAAACCAAAAGGAACTAACTATCATGGATCTTACACTCGATCAAATCTTATCTGAGTCTGAAAAAGACTTATATGTCGATCACTTAGGTGACATCGGAAAACAAGTTGCTCAGCAGTCTAACATATTCTCTAAATGGCTAAGAATTACAAAAAAAGAAACCCTAAAGCTTAGAGCTCTTGATATTGAAATGGAAGCGCTAAAAGCTGAGTTGTGGTTGTATTATACAGGTAAGGCAGATCCTAGCGTGTATCGTGACCATCCAATGGATACGAGATTCTTGAAGTCTGAATCAAAAGAAGCAATTAATGCAGATCCAAGATATAAAAAGCTAAACATTAAAATAACTGTTCAATCTGAAACAGTTGATACATTGGAAAAAATTCTAGATCGTGTTAAATCAAGAGACTTCCAATTAAAGAATATTATTGAATGGAAGCGTTTTGAGTCTGGCGTATAAATATCGAACAACACTTAGGTAAAAATAATGTTATTAATTAACTCAGCAAAAGAAATTAACTGGTTAGCTAGCTTTCAAGTTAGATCGCCAACGGGTAAGCACATTGATATATCACAGTATATTCAACAAGTTAACATTCCATCTATTTCGTTGATGCCGTTGGATACAGCTGCTCCTAGAGGTATTACTAAATTCTACGGGACACAGACTCAATACGGTTCTTTTGATGTTCAGTTTTTAATGGATGAAAACTGGGAAATCTATACGTTGCTTTTATCATTTCTATTTAACATGTCTAGATCAAGCAAACCTAATGAAGTTTTTGGGTCAGTAACTGTTATTGCCGTTGATTCGTATCAGGTACCTAAATTTAGAATTGAGTTTGATAATCTAGTGCTTAGTTCTATAACAGATATTCAATTGCAGACGTCTAACACAAATCAGCCGTTAATTGTTAACTGTCAATTTGATTTTAGCATGATTAAGTTTAGAAAAATATCAACTGCAGGTGATTTAGGTATTGGTGCAGGTATTAATACTAATGGATATTACCTTGAAGATGGTTCATGGACTGGGATTGATTCAAGTTTAATAAGAAACAAATATTTAACATATGAAGGTAGATTAATTAACTCGGCTACAGGTGCTGCTCAATGGTCAGTTGATTTGTTAGAACAAGATAGCTATACGGTATTTATCCCAAAAAATACAGTTAAATTTGTAGAAGGTTTAACTGAAATTGAAATAGCTTGCGGAGTTGTTGTTACTGTCAATAATATACCTAAAAATAATGGATTGTTCAGTCGAACTGTTACTGTTCTTAAAGGCGGTGTAAAAGTTTTAACCAATAACTTCATATTAGAGTCATGTGTAGATATAAATACATTTAATAAAAAATATTCATCCGCTGATGGTGTTATTATTGAATTCACTTACACATTAGATCCAGCTGGGTACTCGATTAGCTTCAATATACACGATCAGTTTAATCCTAATATGACATCAGGCGCTGAATATATTCAAAGCAATATAATTGATGGTTGTGTTAAATAAAAATTCTATAAATACATTTAGGAGTTTGGGTTAATTCCTAAACACATTAAACAATTAATTGGAGAAGAATATGGCAGATTTTGGCATAGATTCATTTATTGGTAGTATGACACATGGCGGGGCACGTGGTAACTTATATACGGTTACGCTAAACTCGCCTTATGGTTCCACTGATGATCTTACATTTAGATGTAAAGCTGCAAGCTTACCAGCAGCTACTGTTGGCGTTATTGAAGTGCCGTATATGGGCCAGATTAGTAAGTGGCCAGGTAACACGACATACGAAGAGTGGAATGTTACTATTTTGATGGATGAAGGTTTAGAATCGCGCGCCGCTATTGAAGTTTGGCAAGATGCTATCAACGGACGCGTATCAAATATCACTCAAGATAATACTACTCGTAATCATTTCATCGATGCAATTGTAACACAATATAACAAAGATGGTTCTGTTGGTGCAGAGTACACAATTCATGGCATGTGGCCTACCAGTTTAGGTGCAGTTGAAATGTCATGGGAAGCGGCTTCGGCTGTGTTAGAGTTTCAATGTAGTTTTGCTGTGCAATACTGGACTCGTAACGTATAATATTAAAATAAGGAAATTATAATGGCATATTTAGATTCTCCTGGTATTGCTATAAAAGAAGTTGATAAATCTTCTTATGTTGGCGGTAACAGTTCTACTACTGGTGGTTATGCTGGTGCGTTTGGTTGGGGTCCTGTATTAGTACCTACCATCATATCAAATCAAACAGATTTGATTCGCACATTTGGTGGCCCTGTTACTGGTTACAATCAGCAAGATTTTTACTCTGTTGCTTACTTTTTAAAGTATTCTAATGCTTGTTATGTTACTCGTGTAACAGGACCAGACGCTAAGAACGCGGTAGCAATGAAAGATAATTCAACAACTGTTGGTAAAGAAGTTGTGATTAACTCATCTCAAGCTTTTGAGACCACTTTCACTAACTCAACTAGCGTTGACTTTGCTGCTAGATACCCTGGCTCTTTAGGTAATGGTATTGAAATTATCATCATTGATTCAATTTCATTTACATCATCCAAATACAAGAACTTGTTCACAGGTGCACCTACTGGTACTGAACTTCACGTATTATTATTGAAGAATGGTTCTGTTCTTGAAAAGTACGAATATTTGAATGCTTTACCTGGTACTAAAAAATCAGATGGCACAGTTGCATACTATGTTGAAGTAATTAATACCCAATCTAATTACATTTACGTCTTGAAAGAAACAGGCGCTTGTGATTGCATACTGTCTGGCGGTACGCTAGGTGCAACTTTTGCTACATATAAAATATCATCTGTTACATATGCGGCAAGTATTTACCCCGGTATTGGTAATAACACTGTAATTTACTTAGTTGATAGTGCAAACTACGCTGCTTTGAGTACTGATGTTAAGTCACATTTGGTTGGCGCGCCTGCAGTTGATCAGTGCGCTGTGGTTGTTTATACTAATGGTTTCTTCACTGAAGTATTTGAAGCTTTGGACAAGTTATCTACATCTGCTAACTATTACGTAACCCAGTTTAACGCTCAATCATCTACAGCGCATTTAATGTCACCTGTTGACTTCACAGTAGCTGCTCAAACAGTTATGACATTAACTGGCGCAGTTGGTGATGTTCCAGTTGGTGATTCAGTTGTTAACGGTTATAACATTATGGCTGATGCTGATACTTATGATATTAGCTTGATGTTTGCTGGATCAAATACTACAGTGTGTCAAACTGCTGTTGTTTCTATTGCAGAATCTCGCAAGTTTACAGTTGGTTTTGTCAGCCCTCAGTTTAGTTCATGTAAGTTAGGCGGTTCTGCTGCTTTAACTGCAGTGTTAGCTGATCGTCAAGCAATTTACTCTTCAAGTTATGGATTCATGGATTCTAACTGGGGTAAGGTTTACGATCCAATCAATAAGAACTCTTTCTGGATGGCTATGAATCCTGTATCTGCTGGTCTTCAAGCACAGGTTGAAAATCAGCGTGAAGCTTGGTATGTTGGTATGGGTACCACTTATGGTAGAATCTCAGGCATTCAAGCGTTAGCATGGGAACAGAGTCAAGTTATTCGTGATGCTTTGTACAAGTCTCAAATCAATCCATTATGCACGTTTAAAAACGAAGGCATTTTGTTATTTGGTTCTAAGACATTACAAGTTAAGCCTAGCGCATTTGATCGTTTGAATGTACGTCGTTTATTCATTGTAATTGAAAAAGCTGTTGGTAAAACTGCTAGAGCTCTTATTGGTGAACTTAACACTGATCAAACTCAGCGTTCTGTAGTTAACTCGATTACACCGTTTATGCGTGATATCAAAGCTAAGCAAGGTTGTTATGATTTTGCTATTGTTTGTGATGCCACGAATAACACGCCACAAGTTATTAACACTAATGGTATTGCAATTGGTTTGTACATCAAGCCTACTAAAAACATTGACTTTGTTTATGTTGATATGGTTGCAGTTAGCTCTGGTGTTTCTTTCCAAGAGATCATCGGCAAATAAATCTATATTCGATTATGAAAAATGGGAGCATACGCTCCCATTTTTGTTATTCGTTAACTAATCTATAGTGTTATAATTAGCTCTTGTGTATCTAGAAGTTCACTGGTTTAATTCAAAAAGAAAAGATATAGATTTTATCATATATTTTGTTTGGATTAAACCTGAGTGATTCAGATAATTTTAACAGTTCGGCCATTATATACCGGTGTGGCCTTGCGAGAAAGTTTCAATGATGTTCTGTACATTGTCGGATTACGAATACATCTACTCCCTTTTCTTTCCGCTGGATAATGAACCGGTTATTAATTAAAGTAATAATAAACAGATAACGCTGTTGAAAATTAATCTAATTAATAATTCGGTATTAATCCAGTTACCTCTAGTAAAAGGTAATCGCAGAAGCGAAGGAAATACTCAGTTTCTTTTAGTGATTAAACACTACCAGTTCATTCCCGTAGAACTGTCTTTCCTGATAACTTTTTAAGGCGTTATCACCAAATCAATATTAATTTCATGTAAGTCCATTACACTACTCATAACATCAACAGTAAAGAATACGTATACTCAATACATGAAACTACGACTATCTTAGGTATTCGTTTCATTGGGCTGTCTACCCGAACCATCCTGTCTTACTAGGATATCCATCGTCGCTGGGTGCAAAGGGGAGCAGTGCCAGCATTTTATTTTTAAGTTTTGGTCTACAATAGAAGTATGTTTAATTTAGATAAAGGGATATAGAATCCTGCATTATCAGAGTTCTAGACGTATCATAGCATAGTCAGATAGTAACTCAACCGTATGGATTGGTGTTTAACGGTTCCTAATTTGCATTTAACTTGGGTATGTTGTTTGTATTTTCTATTTATAGAATTCTATTTATAACACATATCAGTCTAAAAGTAAACAACTAAATGATAAAAAGTTAAAATAAACTTGTTGTTCGGTTGACACAACTATAGAGTAATAAATAATTAATGAATAGAATCTTATTTATACATTATAACATGAATTAGACTAAAAGTAAACAACTAAATTATAAAAAGTTAAAAATAAAATGCCAGACATCATAATACACTACTATGACTCAACCTACATAAAGCTGGAGTTTCCTAATCGGTATTCCATAGCAGATGAGGTGCATCAGAACTTTAGTTTTTTCGCAGAAGGATACAAGTTTCATCCAAAGTACAAGATGAAAGTATGGGACGGAAAGATAAAGTTGTTTGATAAAGGTAGATCTCTGTTGCCGTATGGATTGCTTAGCGATCTAGTTTCATTTGCTGCTAAACAAAATTATACGGTTAAAGTACCTAAAGAATTAACACTACAGTCTAAAGTAACAGTAGAAGTTCTTGAAGAATTCTGTAGGTCAATTCTAAAGCTACCATTTGAGCCTAGAGATTATCAGTTAGAAGCAGCAGTACAGTGTATCAGAAATGGAAGACGTTTAGTTGTAAGTCCTACCGGGTCTGGTAAGAGTGTGATTCAGTATATCATTATTCAATATCTAACATTAGTTGAAGGTTTTGATCGAATATTGCTTACTGTACCTACGACAGGGTTAGTAACTCAGATCTATAATGATTTTAAAGACTATGCTCAGAACGTAGAATTTAATGAAGCTGATTATCTGACAATTCCAAACAAACAGAATATTAAGTTTAAAGCTGACGCTAAAGTTATTATATCTACCTGGCAATCAATACAAAAACAAGATATCGAATATTTTGAAAATTTTGATGTACTGATGTGTGATGAAGTGCATACTATGGCAGCAGATGTTAGTCAACAAATATCGTTAAAATCAAAAAACGTATCTGTAAAATTAGGTATGACAGCAACTTTGTCTAATACTAAGTTGGGTGAAATGCCGTTGATTGGTCTTTTTGGACCTATCTTCAAAACAACAACAACTGCAGACTTGATAGGACAAGGAATGTTAGCTAAGATAGAAATCAAAGCTATCCAGATGTCATTTCCTAATATATCTAATAGAGCTAGAATTATTGACTATGCTGAAGAGATCAGTATATTAACAAATTCAGTAGAACGAACCGAGTTTATTGCTAAATTAGCTGGAAAGTTAAAAGGAAATACATTAGTACTGTTTAATCATATTGAACATGGTACGTCTATATTCAATAACATTAAAAAGCTATATCCTGAAAAGAAAGTATTCTATATAGCCGGATCAAGTTCAAAACAAGAAAGAGAAGATGTTAGAGTAGTTGCAGAAAAAAACGATGACGTGATAATTGTAGCTGGATATGCTGTATTCAGTACTGGTGTTAACATTAAAAATCTACATAACTTAATGTTTGCAGCACCAAGCAAGTCTATGATTAGAATATTACAGTCAATCGGTCGAGTATTAAGATTACATAATGGTAAAGACTGCGCTGTTGTATATGACTTGTACGACATATTTGGCGATGATCAAGCTAAAGCTAAAAACTATGGGTTTAAACACTTTATTGAAAGATACAAAATTTATAATGATGTAAAAATGGAATGCTCTATCGTAGAAGGACCTAAGTTTATTACAACTGATCCAGGTATTAGCGACTAGTAATACATCTGACAGTGTACAGAAGTTCACAGGTTTAATCCAAAAAGAAAAGATATAGATTTTATCATCTAGTGTGATTATAATTAAACCTGAGTGATTTTAAAAAATAATGAAAACATGTTTACTTTTATATAAAACTATGTTATAATAGAATAATTACACATGTAAGGAATAGATTTTATGATTGAAATTACCGCGAAACCGTATGATGTTAGATTCGCAAAGCGTAAAGCTAGAAATAAAGATGCAGCCGATTATATCAATAATTCTTTGTTGTACGAAGAAATGGTAAGATGGAAGGAATCTGGAGAAGAGAAAGTATCTGCTGAACTTGGTAGAATGTTTTTATTATTAGCAAAAAAAGTAACATCACATCGCCATTTTTCTAGATATCCAATTGAATTAAAAGAAGAAATGGTAAACGAAAGCGTTATAACCTTATTAAAAGGCGCTAGCAAGTTTAATCTTGAATTTAAAAATCCATTTGCATATTTTACACAATTCTGTTTCAACGCAAATATTGGTGTTATTAAAAAGTACTACGCTGAGAATGCTGGGACAATTCAATACTTTTTAGCAAACACACAAGAAATTGATGTCACTGATGGTCATACATTAGCAGTTATTGAGCAAGCAAAGATGTATTCAGATTCTAGAGCAAATTCTAGCAAAAAAACAAAATCAAATAAAGCAGTTAGACCAACATTATTTGATTTTGATGAATTCGTAAAAGAACTTGTTGATTAAATATTATCATATAATAGGAACAGGAATTATGAATTTTAATGTATGCTTTAATTACAGACACTCACTTTGGGACACGTGGTGAATCCCAAATCTTCTTAGATGCTCACACAGCACTTCTAAAATCATTCTTCGAGTTTATCGATAAAAATAAAATCAAAAAGATTATTCATACTGGTGATCTTTTTGATTCACGCAAAGCTGTATCTTCTAAATTACTGAATTGGGTTAGAGTCAATTGGATTGAACCAATAGTAAAAAGAAAGATAGAGTGTATTGTTATCGCAGGTAACCATGATACACATTTTAGATCGACTAATACTCCAAACTCAGTAAGAGAAGTTCTTTCTCCTTACTCAAAAAACTTTATAGTTGTCGATGAAGCACCGCTGTACTTGTCATCGGGTATTAATAGGTTTGCTCTATTTCCATGGATTAATCCAAACTTAGAACAAACAATAACCGAAGACCTCAGTAAAAATACGTATGATATTGTATTTGGCCACTTTGATATTATCGGTGCAATTATGCAAGGCAATCAACTGTCTGAGCATGGACTTACTATGGACATGTTAAAACATCATGGTAAGGTAATATCAGGACACTATCATAAAAGATCTATCACAAACAATATCCATTATCTTGGCAATCCAGTAGCTACTTCATGGATGGAGTATTTTGATCAACACGGATGGTATACTTTAGATTCTGATACTTTAGATCTTAAATTTTACGAATTTGATTACCCGCTATATGACAGGATCTATGTTAACAGTGAAACTGAAATATTGTACGAGTGGTCTGGCGCTAAATTTATTAAAATCGATATCGATCAAAAGTCTGAATTCTGGTTTCAAAAACTGCTAACCTATCTAAGATCAATCCCTGAGATCATCCAGATTCAAATAAATGATAATACAATAGAAACATTAGGTGATAGCGTAACTATTTCAGAGGATGAACTTAAAGATGATCTGGTCACCATTATGAATAGAGCTATTGATGAATCTGCAGATTTAGCTAGCATATCAAATGAAATGAAGAAGTTAATTGCCGAATTACACGAAGAAATATCTGGAAAGGGAATAATTAAGTGAAAATTATTAAAATAACAGCTAAGAATTTCTTATCCTTTGGTAATAACACAGAAGAACTGAACATTGATCTTAACGAATTAGTTCTATTGCAAGGTCGTAATGGTGCAGGTAAGAGTAGCATTTCAGAGACTATTACCTATGCGCTGTACGGTAAAACGTTAAGAAACGTAAAGAAGTCAGATTTAGTTAATAAGGTAAACCGAAAAGAATGCATTGTTACTATTGAGTTCGAACAACACGGTTTTAACTATCTGGTTCGCCGAGGCATTTCACCCAACATTTTTGAAATCTTTAAGAACGGAGAACTGGTTAATCAATCATCTTCTGTGTTAGACTATCAAACTATTTTAGAAACTGAAATACTTAAAATGTCTTATAACATGTTTAGACAGTTAGTTATTTTAAGTCCTAGCTCATTTACTTCGTTCTTTGAGATGAGCGCTTCAAATAGACGAGGTTTGTTAGAAGAGTTATTAGGGTTGACCGAAATCTCTATGATGCTAAACGTGCTAAATGGTAAAATTGTAGATGTTAAATCTAAACAAAACACGACCAAAGCTACGTCAGACGAATTAACAAATACGATTAAAACGTTAAATGATAGTTTGAAAAAATCGCGTGAGTCATCTGATGAGTTATCTTCACAAATTCAATCAAAAATAGATAAGCTAAAATTAAACTTAGACCACGCTAGACAGGCAATGGATGATAAGATTCAATGTTTAACTGAATTACAAGTTGAATCGGTAAAAGCAAGCGCATCAACAATAGATTCGACGATAAATCAGCTACAACATGGCATCACGGAAATTAATGCAATTATATCTCAGCTGAATAAGGAAGTTCAGTTTTTAGAATCTAACGATAACTGCCCTACCTGTCACCAAGACATCACACAAGAACACAAGACTGAACTAATTAATAAGAATAACACTAAAAAAGAATCGGTTGCGCCTAAGTTAGATACAGTGAGATCAAAGATTGAATCATTAAGCTTAGAAAAATCATCGCTAACTGAGGTAATTGCCAAAGCGAATGAACTTACATCAGATATTAGAAATCTTTCTAACGTGATTAAACAAGTTCAAACGCAAATAGACGATAATACATCTATTATATTAGAGGTTAGCACTCGAGACGATATTCAATTTATTAGTGATAAGGTTAATGACACTAAGAATCGATTAATTGAGACACTTACATTATTACAAGATATTGGGACACAGCTGAATTTATACACGTCGACTAAAATGTTTTTAAGCGATGATGGTATTAGAAAGCATATTATTCAAAAGTACATTCCGTTTATTGTTAATAAAGTTAACGAATGGTTAGAGCTGCTTGACTTTTTTGCTGTATTGGAAATCAATGATGATTTTGATGAAGTTATTAAAGTAAGAGGTTTTGATCCAACCAAGTACGGTAATCTTTCGTCAGGAGAACGTGCTAAATTAACTCTTGCATTAGTTATGACTTTTAGAGAACTATTATCTATTCGTAACAATTCAACCTGGAATTTATTATCATTGGATGAAATACTTGAAACCATCGACGCCGAGTCAAAAAACAAGTTATTCTGGAGTCTGCGCAATATATCAGAAAAAGAACAAATGTCTATCATGGTTGTGAGTCATGGTACTAGCGTTACTGATCAATTTCATAAAGTTATGGAAGTTAACAAGATTGGTAATTTTACAAAGATAACAAACATGGAATTGTAATTAGATTTTATATAATCTAAACTGAAATAAATAATACATTAATCAAAGGAACAATCTATATGAGTCTATTATCAAAATTCAAAGCAAACAAAAACATTTCAGAATTCATTCTTTCTGAAGAAAATCAAGTAGACAAAGGATTTATCTCAACCGGGTGTATGTCGTTAAACATTCTATTTTCTGGCAGATTGGATGGCGGTATTCCTATTGGTAAAATTAGCCAGGTTGCTGCTCCATCTGCCCTAGGTAAAAGCTTTATTGGGATGAAAGTAGCTAAGAACGCCCAAAAGAAAGGTCTGGAAGTAGTTTATATCGATACAGAGTTTGCGTTTGACTTTGGATTTGCTGAATCTATCGGTCTCGACAACGATAAGCTTATGGTTATTCAAGATAATCAAATCGAAAGTGTACAGAAAACTATTATGCAAATGCTAGAAGGTATTGACAAGAAAGAACGTGATCGTTTGCTTATTCTTATCGATTCTTGGGGTGGTTTGGTAACGAGCAAGACTACTACAGACGCGCTAGATGGTAAAGACGTTAGCGATATGACTGTTAGTAAGAAAAAGAATATGCTGTCTCGATTATTAATGGGCGGACCTACAGTGTTTGTCATCAACCAGGTGTACGATACATTTGACCAGTATAATCCTTTAGCAATTGCAGGCGGTCGCGGATTATATTTTGCTTCAAGCTCTATTGTATTAGGTTCGTCAAAAGCTAGAGAAAAAGATTCAGACGGCGATATTTCAGGCGCTATCGTAACAGCTGTAACAAAAAAATCAAGATCTTCAAAAGAAAATACGAAATTAAAGTACCTAATTCGATATGACGGTGGTATTCATCCAGTGTATGGTATTTTAGAAGATGCTATGGAGTGTGGTGTTGTTGAGAAGCCATCTATGGGTTGGTACACAAGACCTGACGTAGAAAATGATAGAAAATGGCGTGAGAAGGAAGTATGGAATACCTGGGAAGTGTTTTGGGCTCCTATTTTAAAATCAGCCAAGTTTAAAAAGTTCATTGAAGACAAATATAGCTTTAAGGAATCAAAGATTATTGATGAGAACTTTGATTTTGACGATTCTTCAACTGATAGAGAAGAGTAACGTTTGTTTATAAAACAAGTTTGAATGAAAAGGAGCTTCGGCTCCTTTTAATTTATAAGGTTTATCATATTGAAAACGTTTAAATAATTCTTACCGGAAAATCCAATAAATTTTCCGGATTATAATCGAACAAATTATAAAAATTTATGGCAAGCAGAATATTCTACGTACTTTCATACTAAGAAAGATAATAAACTTGTAAAACTTAGCGATGAATTTTATCGATTAGATATAGACCCTAATAGAAAACAGATTATGGTTTATTTCGTTCGTGGCGATAATCTTATTGGAATAGTTGGACTTGTGAAGGTCAATTTGCACACTGGTGCATACATGGAAAGATTAATTATTAAGAATCCAGAGTACTCTGAATTTAAAGGATTAGCCGAGAAAATGTATAAATTTATTAGCAGTTATATTGTTAACGGGCTAATACTGTCAGACGAAGAGCATTCAGATACTAATAAAGCAATTTGGTTGAAATGGTTTAAACAAGGAAAAGCTGTTGCCTTTAATTTGCAAACCAGAAGCATTGTATCAGACGAGAAAGAAATATATGGTAAAGATAAACGACATATTATTTTGGTATTGGACATTAACAAACAATTCGATAATTTAACTGAATGCTTCGCTAATGTGCACGAATATAATATAAGCGTTCAATCTATGTTAGATCAGAGTCTGAACTATGATAATAATATAGATAGCATTGGTAAGTCTACTGAAGAATTTATTTTAAAAATTAGACAAAATACGTTATGATATACTAAACATAAACCAAATGAACAATACCGTGCATATCTTTGAAACCGCTATGTCCCCTTCAATAAATAAAGATGTCATTTATAAAAAATATAAGGAACAAATCAAGATGTATACACCAGCTAAAACTAAGTTAATTTCACGCGCTGATGACTATGAAGAAAAGTCAATCACTGTAGCAGAAGATTCGTCTCGTGATATCTGTTTACTATACATCAGAGGACCTATTGAAGAGGTTGAGACTTATAGTAAAGAGCTAATTGAACTTGATCGTTTGTCAAGCAAGTATGATAGAATCGAGATTGTTATTAATACGCCAGGCGGTGCGCTGACAACTACAATTGATCTTATTAATATAATTCGTAAATTCAAATATGTTACTACATTTGGCGTAGGCGAAATCTGCTCAGCTGGTTTTATTCTATGGGCTCTTGGTGATGTTAAGGTTGTTGCTCCTTACTCACTATACATGTCGCACAGGGAATCGTACGGGACATATGGTAAAACACTAGAACATAAGCGTATGGCGTTAATCAACGAGCAGATTAACGGTAGGTTATATGATGAAATTGTTATCCCGTTACTAACATCAGAAGAGATTAGCGTTATTGGTTTAAGTGAATGCTGGATTGATGGGCAAAGTCTTGTTGATCGTGGTGTTGCTATCACAGAAGAAACATACAACAATCCAAAAACAGTAGCTAGAGTAGATATATATAGTATTGACGGCCAAATGTTTGTATGGAATGAAGAAAGCAAAGTATTCTTTGAAGTTGACACAATTTCCATCACAAATCGATATGTTGAAGATTTAAACCAGTACGCTCTTGGTTTATCTGATGTACTATGTGATATTGATGATAGTCAAGAAGGAGATGATACCGGACCTCATTACTAACGAATAACGTATGCGACTGAACATTAAAAATAAAAATAAAGGATTATAATGTCTAATAAAATTTACTGTCTGGATACTAATGTTTTATTATCTGATCCAACGGCGATTTACAACTTCGATGAACACCAAGTCTATATTCCTTTTATAGTTTTAAGCGAATTGGATAGTAAGAAAGTAGGACATACCGATTTAAACCGTAATGCTCGTGAAGCTACTCGGCAGTTAGAAATTATAATGCAGACTGAGGTTTCCAATAATCTCTATAAAATAAACGAAGCTGGTGGAACATTATCTTTCACCACTCAAGATCTAAAAACATCCATCAGCGGTGAAATGACAAATGACGATATTATCATTGCAGAAGTTAGCAAATTAAGCGAAACTATTAAAGACAAGCAGGTTATTCTAGTTTCAGCTGATATTAACATGAGAGTTAAGGCCAAGTCACTATTGCTATTAGTAGAAGCTTATAAACACAATCAAGTTAACATAGCTGATTCTGACGTCGTAGGCCTTGGTTATAAGCTTGCTCACGATCATTTTTCTCAAAACACTATTGATCGTTTAGTTCAAGTATTTCATTCTAGTAAGGACACGATTACAGTACCTTACACTGGTGATGAACTAGAGCCTTTTACTATCAATGGTTACATTGCTGTATCTGATAATGTTCAATTTGCTGTGATTGATCAAGATGAGCTAAAAGTAACTCTAGCCCCTGTTACACAATACAATGGTAGAGCTAATGTTTGGGGTATTAGAGCTAAGAACGCTGAACAGAATATTGCGTTAAACATGTTAATGGATAAGAATAAGCACCTGGTTGTAGTCGGTGGGCAAGCAGGGTCAGGTAAAACTATTATCGCATTGGCAGCTGCGTTAGAATTAGTAATTGAGCAGAAGCTTTACGAACGAATTGTTTTCATGCGGGAGACTGTAGTTGCAGCTGGTGCTGAGGAGATTGGTTTCTTACCAGGTACGTTAGATGATAAGATGATTCCATATTTAGGCGCGCTAACAGAAAACCTAAAGCAACTGACTGGTTTTGCTGAACAACCTAAAACTTCAAAGAAACAAACAACTCCTGAAAAAATTACTAGCCCTTTAGGTCAGTTTGAAGATATAATTGAGATTAATAGTATCGGACTCATGCGCGGCACAAGCATTCCTAATGCTATTATCATTATTGATGAGTCACAAAACTTGACTAAAGATATGGTAAAGATGTTACTCACACGAGCAGGTGAAGGTACTAAAATCATAATGCTAGGTAACATGAATCAGATTGATAATGTATATTTGTCAAAGAACAATAATGGTATGGCGATTGTTGTAGACAAGTTCAAAGATTGTGATATTTTTGGATATACTATTCTTCAGCAGACTGTTAGATCTAAGCTTGCTGAAGAAGCAGTAAATAGACTAGTTGGTTGATTTTAAATGATATTCATACTTATTTTGATTTATTTTGAAATAAGTATGAAATAACAGTTTACTTCTTAGCAAGATGTAGTATATAATTATCACAAGTTAAGAAGTTAACGATTTTAAATAAATGTAATAGGCGAATATCATGGATCAGAAAGAATTTGTAACAATCAACGGTACAATTGTTGAAGCGGAAATGACTTTTGAAGAGATTGCTAAAGAATTAGGTATCACCGTTCAAGGCGCTCGCGCATTATATTGTCGCGCCATTATCAAGTTGCAAAAACAAGCTAAGCGCTTAGGGTTAGACGTATATCTATCGTAATAATTTTTACATCATTTGAGTATACAGACATGCAAACATTTAATGAGTATCTATTTGAAATGTCTATAGCTATGTTAGGCGATTGGAAAGATGGGTATGCGAATCTAACGCCAATTAGTAAACTAGTAACAGATAAAAACTGGGAACTAATTACAACTATAGAAATATCAGGCGATGTATACGAACTAAGAAAACTCAAAGAAAAAGAAGTATATATCTTGGGTAAATTTGTTGAAGCTGAAGACTTGGAATTAACTACCAATGAATTAGTTACTAAATTCAACGTCGTATTTCAAATCAACCTAGGTAGAGATTATAAAGTCGAATCACAATTATCGCGTATTGGTGGTAATTATACACGCATTGCTAATGTAAATGGTGTTGTTGTTGACACATCTATGCAAGGTAAGGGAATTGCTCTAACAATTTATAAATGGTTAGTAAATGATCAGGGTTTTGTAATAATGGGTGATTCTAAACAATACTTTGGCGCAAGAAAACTATGGTCAAAACTAAGTAAGCAACATGATATAGTTGTTGATTTGGTTGATATTAAGCGAGGAAAGCTAATAGAATCTCATGTTAAACTACATCAAGGCGATCATGAAACTGACTTTGACGCTCGCTTATGGTCATTAGGTAAAGAAAAGAAAAACATTAGACCTGTTCTACGAAAAATATTGTAAATAATTGTTTACTTTCTAATAAGATAGTATATAATTATTACAAGTTAAGGAAGCTAACCGCATAAATTAAAATACTTTGATTTAATTAAATGCTTCCTGTTAAACTTAGGACTGTAGCTCAGTTGGTGAGCAACAGTTTGTCATCATTGATAAGCCTTTACGCGGCGATGATATAAGTAAACATTTATTTGTTGAAACTAATTATCAAAAAATTAGCGACTAGCTAAAACTCCTCCGGTAGCTCAACTAGTAGAGCAGTTCTCTCATAAAGGACCGGTTGCAGGGGCAGAGCCTGCCTGGAGGACCAATTATGTGTTATGATGCATTGTACGAATATATTGATATTCTCCTGTCGATAGAAAGCAATACATTCAGCTACCAATCGTTTAGCTGTTTACCTGACTGCTGATCAGAATTTGGTTTATATAAAATTCAAAGGACTGTATAATGAGACTAGCTTGCAAACTACCTCATGATTGTTATATTGCGTTTAGCGGGGGTTCTGATTCATCTGCTCTAACACATTTCGCTTTATCACATCCTAAGCGCAAAGTTGCGTTAGTATATGTTGTTTATCAAGACTTCAACCACGTAGATTCTGAACTGGCGTATGTAACAACTGCAGCTAAAGAATATAATCTAGATTTGATTTTATACTATGCTGAATTAAATCCAGGTAACCTAACAAAAGAGCAGCATTGGTCTATTCAACGCAACAAGTTCTTTAACACTCTTGATAAACCAGTATTAACCGGTCATAATTTAGATGATGCGTTAGAGTGGTTTATGATGACATCAACAAGAGGGAATATGATTGGTAAGTTAATGCCAATTATTAACAAAAATGTTCAGCGACCTTTGTTATTCACTAACAAACAAACTGTAATGAAATATATCGATAAACACGATATTAAATACTTTTACGATATAACTAATAGCGACACCAGCATTGCTCGCAATGAGATTAGGCACAACGTAATTCCTAGTCTGGTTAAGATTAACCCTGGAGTTTACAGGTCACTTATTAGACGGTACGGTAACATACCGGGCTAAGTTGAAATAATTGTTTACTTTCAATCAATATAAGTATATAATTATTACAAGTTAAGGAAGCTAACAGCATAAATTAGAAATTGCTTTAATTTAATGCTTCCTGTTAAATTTGGTACTGTATCTTAGTTGGTCAGAGTGGTAGATACATGGTCGTTGGTTCAAGCCCAACCAGTCCTACCAGTCCTACCAGTCCTACCATATAAATATAATTTTATTAATAAATTGAGGTAACCGATATGAAAACGTTTTTAGAGTTCTTAAATGAAAGTAATAACAAATTAACTAGTAACCCTTCTAAGAAATTCATCGATATGATGCCGACGATCATAGATTCGATTTTCGATAGCTGGTTCAAAGCTAATGGGGTGAATATATTGAGTTCGAAAGTTGTTAACGGTAATCGTGCATATTTTGGTTCAAAGGGTGATAAATATTATAAGTTCTCTTTCTATTTAGGTCGTTCTTTCTCTACTGTTAAATTTTCAATGTTGAGTGAAGATAATATTAAAATTCTAACAAAAAGACCTGATACTGATCCAGCAGAAATTATGGACGTTAGTCAATTTAAGTTTATCGATGATATTTTAACTTTGTAATCAGCTATAAAGGCAAAAGATTAACAATAAACAGTCGATTCGATTGATATTATATTATTAATCAAATCGACACTCTCGAGATAATGCAACCTTTACGAGGTTCGAGAGATAAAGTAGCACAATCCATGACGTGTCTTATGGTATAGTAGAAGAGTTTAATTCTCTTTCTAGTTTCGGTGACAGACATAATGACAAACGTTTCAAGCCTGGAGTTGCGCGAAAACTAATAGCATAGAGTTTGGATGCCTCGATAGGTGCTCGTAACACCGGTTACGTGAAAATTGTGATACTCCGACCCGAAGTATATCTAATCTATGATGTTTATTTGTTTTTCAGGGAAATCCAGAAAAACATTAAATGGCGCAAGGAAATAACAGCTACTGCTGTCGCCGAATAAACTTCTTATCAGATATATAGATACTAGTGAAGATGGATTTGATCACCATCAACGCCGGAAGGGTGCATAGTTCAAAATCGCGAGATTACGAAAAAACTTGTTGTATAGTAAATGCTGTATAGAAACGTTAGACCCACAGTCTAAAAGTCTGCTTTAGCAACAGTTTCATGGCGACGGTTATGAAATAGTTTAACCAAAATACAACAGTCAACTGGAAAGACTTAGAAAATAGTACCAGCGTGAAATGCGAATGTTGCAGACGAAACGTGCAAGCTGGAGACATAACCAGCATCAACATGAAAGAGTAGGACATGAGGTATACTCATGAGATACGCATAAATTAATGAAGATAGCGCTAAAGCGTTCTTCGAGTATGTTTGTAATAACTTCAAAACCAATAACATAAAATAATTGTTTACTTTTCCATCAAGATAGTATATAATTATTACAAGTTAAGGAAGCTAACAGCATAAATTAGAAATTATTTTGGTTTAATTAAATGCTTCCTGTATAAGTTAACTTTGTCGGCTAGTATCTCAACCGCCTTCTAAGCGGTCGTTAATCGAGTAATTGGAGTATGTAGGTTCGAACCCTATCTAGCCGACAAAGTTAATTTGAAATGAAAATATGAGAATTATACGGGATATTGTGGCTATATTAGCGATAGATAACCGAATATTATTTCATAAACCCATTTGATTCTCACACAACTCTAGTTATAATGATTACACACTGCGGTGCCACTCGAAAATCTACTAATCCTGAAAGGAACCTATATCATGACAACATTTACACAAGCGGTTGAATCAGCAAACAAGAAAGGTCACACAAAGACAGAAAATGGAATGAAGACCCGTAAATCTTCATTAAGTTCGGTTGTAGACTTTTTCTATGGAGTTGGTGGTAATCGAGCTAATCCAGAAAATTCATTGAAACTTTTTACAGCAGCATTACAAGAAGATGTTGATTTGGCAATTCGTGTGTTATTGTGGTCTCGCGATGTTCGTGCTGGTGCAGGGGAACGTAACCAATTTCGAATCATGTTGCAATATTTGGCGATGAATGAATTCGATCTAGGTAAGCGGGTTTTAACAAAAATTCCTGAACTCGGGCGGTGGGATGACATTCTAACTTTAATCGGAACACCATTAGAACATGAAGCATTGGAAATGATTTCTTCTGCTCTGAATGCTGGTAATGGATTGTGTGCTAAGCGGATGCCTAGAGAGAAGTCTGCTCATAAATCTACAGCATTGAAGATTATGAAGTATATGGATCTAAAACCAACTCAATATCGTAAATTATTGTCACAAAATACGGAAGTTGTTGAACAATTAATGTGTGCTAACGAATGGCCGGTAATTAACTATTCTCATGTTCCATCTATAGCAGCTAAGATGTATTCTAAAGCATTTGCGAAACGAGATTCATTACGATACGAAGAATACTTGACAAAGTTGATAAAGGGTGATACTGATGTCAAGATTAACGCTGGTGCGATTTTCCCCCACGATGTTATTTCTTCAATTTGGGATCATACGACTAAATCAGAAGAAATGCGAGTTCAGGCTCAGCGGGATGCGTTACCAAACTTTATGGAAGGTAAGGAATATACTATATTACCCCTGGTTGATGTTTCTGGTTCGATGGGATTCAACCTCAGTAAATCGAATACAACTGCGCTACAGGTTGCCGTGTCGCTTGGGCTGTATATTTCAACGAAAATCAGGGTGCCTTCAATGGTTTAATTTGTACATTTAGCACAGCTCCGAAGTTACATAAGATTTATTCTAACGGTATTAAGCAACAGTTGGAAGAAGTCAAACGTTTGGATTGGGGATGGAGACGAATATTGAAGCTGCATTTTCAGAAATACTGAAAGTTGCTACTAAAAATTCTGTACCACCATCAGAAATGCCAAACGTTATTTTGATTTTGTCTGATATGCAGTTCGATGAATGTATTAACAGCGGAGATTCGCTGAGCGCAAATTCAATGATTCGTGAAAAATACAAAGAAGCAGGATATGAAGTTCCAAATATTGTTTTCTGGAATCTGAAGACTTCTAACGGTGTACCTGTTAAGATGGGTACGAGCGGCACCGCTTTGGTGTTAGGGTTCAGTCCATCTATTCTGAAATCGGTATTAACATCTATAGAAGATATGACACCAGTTGGTGTGATGATGAAGACTATTATGAAAGATTGTTATTCAATTGTTTGAAATAAAATAATATAAAATAATCATTTACTTTTATCGGTCGAATGATTATAATGAACACGTTAAGGAAACTAACAGTAATAACATCCAACGTGTTATCTAGGTTGAGCCTTTATGAGTCGATTATATAAGTATTTGGTTAAATTGAAACTACTTCAAATCAACTAAGCACACTATATAAATATAGTTTTAATAAACTTTAGGATATGCTAAATGAAAACAGTTAAAGAATACTGGTAAACAAGCTCAGAAACCCAACTCATAGAAGCGGTTGTTGTAAATGAGGGAACCCTTGGATCGTGTTTAATGATGTTGCGAAATGACCAAAAGGTTGTTGACTATTGTGAAAGCATCGCACGACAGAAGTTTAATCCAAAGTTACTAGAATTTAATTTTATGACTAATGGTTATGACCCACAACACCGCCCCCAATTCCATATACTCCTTCTGATACTAATTCAGTAACTCGGTATGATATGTTGATTGAGAGTGGAAATATTGGAACAGTAGAAGTCCATTATGGCGATACCACATTAATTGATAGAAAAGAATTAAGAAGAATTTTCACTTATTATGATGGTACGTTTCAATTCATATCGAAAGAATTGTCTATGATAGGAAATATTGAAAAATACTTCTTTACATTTCTGATGTGTTAGTTTATAATGAACTAAATGAGGTTAAGAATCTCAACATATAAATATAATTTTAACAATTAATGAAGAGCGCGGGTAGTATGAAATCATTTAAAGAATTCTTGAAAGTTGATAGTGAACCACAGTTAACTAATTTAGTTGAAGGGTTTAACTATAAAAATCCATTATTTCATCCTGATAATAGTTTATTAGGGAATGCTTGCTTTTACAGAGATAATTTCTATCTTATTATTGAAGCGAATAGAACTCCTGATGACCTGTTATTTTGTATGGTGGATAGCGATAATAACTTTAAACCGTTTATATCACCGACAATTGAAAAAGCCAGAGACTCCGATAGTGTCGGTCCAATTGTATCAGCAACAGGTGGTAGAACTATTGTAGCGTTTGATACAAACGGAATGGTTGGTGGAGTTATTGGGTCAATAGTTGAAAAATCCATTAACGGATATGGTGTGAAGGGATTTACCTTTGATGACATGATATATTCTAATCGCAACATGAAAGACGGCGATTTTAGATATACTTGGGATTCAATTGCATTTTCGATTGAATCTTTTAAAGGAAAAGATGTTCTTTTGAAACAAAAAGAATTTACAGACTTTGAAGTGAATCTAATTAAAAAATTAGCGTTTGCCTCATCGAAAAAGGTGAAATTTGGTAAAGTTAAATCAGATGAAATAGTTTATTTCTCAAAAAATAAACTAGAAGCAAGTCCAACACTATATTACGTACAGTTTTCGTAATATATATATATGGTACGTTTCAATTCATATCGAAAGAATTGTCTATGATAGGAAATATTGAAAAATACTTCTTTACTTTTCTGATGTGTTAGTTTATAATGAACTAAATAAAGGTTGAGGATCTCAACTTCATATAAATTTTAGGTAATAACGTGACGTTGGTTCGAATCCGATATTACGATCCAAATTTGGTGATTTAGCTCAGTTGGTTAGAGCGTCGGATTCATAACCCGAAGGTCGATAGTTCAATTCTATCATTCACCACCAGACGTGTTGTCCGCTTGTAGAAATCTGATAATTTCTACACAGACACCTTTCAGTCATGATTGAATGGCTACGTTGGTGATCTATACGTTAATCACTTTAATGCGAGTGTAGGAAAATTGGTAACCCCAGTGGATTGTAAATCCGTCGCCCATGGCACTGTTAGTTCGACTCTAACCACTCGCACCACTTTGGAAATATAGTATTTGCCTTGACGTGGCGCCAAAGCTGAGTAGTTCTTTGAACGAAACTAAATGATACTCTTTAGATCTTTAACAGTTAGATTGAAAAATCACGTTATGTAGTATTACGGTAGAGGCTGATATCCGATTAATAGAAGTTCAATTCTTCTTGGAACGACAGAATTTAAGAGAACATATAATGTGAATGTTAATACGACAAAACTGTTCCCCTGTTTATTTTAGGAAAAAGTGAAAATACTTCTTTACTTTTCTGATGTGTTAGTTTATAATGAACTAAATAAAGGTTGAGGATCTCAACTTCATATAAATTTTAGGTAATAACGTGACGTTGGTTCGAATCCAACTCAGTCATTTATTTGGCAAGTAGCTCAGTGGTAGAGCAGTTGGCTGTTAACCAATTGGTCGCAGGTTCGAATCCTGCCTTGCCAGCCAATTATGCACCTATCGTCTAGCGGTTGGGACTCATGGTTTTCATCCATGCAACAGCAGTTCGATTCTGCTTAGGTGTACCAAACATCGGTATCAGCTACCTACAGCTGCGAGACCTGACTTGAGACTCAGGGTAGGGAGTAGTCTCCGAATAGATTACCTGATTGTGGAACAGTTATCACCATACGCTGTAGTATGCAAGCGTTACCAAGTATACCAAGAGACTGCTCTTGTTAATAAGAGTCTCATGTTAGATACATTGGTGATGCTTTGTAGTCTAACTTTCTCGAGAGATAGTGATATACCTTTTCGTGGTGCTCGAGATAAGTAGGAAATTTCCGAAACTAAATATCATTCAAACGGTCTGTAGTATAGAGGTAATACCCTAGTTTTGGGAACTAGAATCGAATGTTCAATTCATTCCAGACCGACCAAATTTAATCATGCAATGTTAGCTTTTGTAGTTGTTTGCTAAACAGTCGAGGTAACATCTACACTGGTTCGAATCCAGTACATTTCGTCAAATTACAGGACTTAGCTAAGTTAGCAGAGTACCTTGCTTTACGCTAATGAGGTAAACTCTCCTAGTTTCCACAAAATAAAGTGATAATCATAATATTAAGGGAGCCGCAGCTCCCTTTTTCATTTATTTTTCATAAAACGTTTTACTTTTATCACGACTTAGGTTATAATAATTACAAGTTGATGGAAACCTAAAATTTTTAACTACTAATCCTGATGAGGAAACCAAAATGAATACATGTCTTGTAAAATCTGGCAGCTTGTGTGTATCAACTACAGCTATCATTGAAGTGAAAATGTCTCATATCCATGGTAAGAGTAAGTTCCATCGCGAAAATGCAGCAAAACATGGACCAAAGAAACTCCGCAGATCGTTTGTTAAGGATGAAGGTGATATTCCAACTGCGTGTACCTTATTAGTTAATGGCACTCAGCAAGTTTCTGGTTGGGTATCTCCTGAAGCAGTAGTCCTACCCGTCGTTAACACCCGTGGTATGGGGTATGCTCATCGTAATGCAAAGCGTTATCGTGTAGGCAAGTTATTAGCTAAAAAGTATTCTTGGGTGTTGATATGATGTTGTTACAACTTTTCTCCACGGTTATCATGATATTTGCTGTTGCTGGAGCTTCGATTTGGTTGCTACAATCTGACATCGTGGCTATGCAAAATAACGCTAGTTCTAACGAACCTCTAATCGATATCCACCTTCGAGAGAATGTCTATAAATGAAAACAGCAATCATATATGATAGCGCATACGACGTAGAATCACAGCGCGAGGTTTATCTAATCGAAAATCTTGATGACTTAATTGAGTACCAAACATATATTCAAGCGGAAGGAGCTCATGCTGCTAATAAAATGTTGAAAGACATTGCAGACGGATATCCGACAAGTAGACTAATTCATTACTGCTATGGGCTAGACTTAATCGATTCGCTAGTCGTCTTAGCAGTTAGTATGGGTAGGAATCCTTTTTGGTCGATTGGTGAAGAAATTAATGGTATGCTCAAAATATTCTATGATCATGTTGTTAATGAAAATCAGACAATCATCCTAAACAAGAATTTATCTTGGAGAATATTCTGTGTTGGTGAAGATGAGATTGTAGAAAAATACGATTCACTACTCGGAGAAAAACTCGAGATTGTTGATGGCTGTAGTAATGTTATTCAATTAGAGAATGATTCAGAGTTAGATGTTGGCTGGATTGACGCATTCTCAGCTAGACATAATTGTTTATACCCAACCGTTATACCAAAGTTACGATCTTGGAGCCATTCGGAATTATTGTCAACATTAACTAATTGGGTGAAATCAACGCCAGAAGAAAAGATTCTTTGCCAATATACTACTGGGACAGACGTACCGCAAATGCACCAATATCTTGAAATTTGTATAAAAGCTGGTATTAAGAAGGCGGAGTTCATGTTCGGCGCAGGTTATAGTTCAGAGTTACGAATTTTCATAGATTCTTATCATGTAAACGATAAAATTAAAGTCACTTGCATCAACTCATAGCATATTGGAGATTAACAATGTATAAATTAGACAACTCAATGATAAGCATATCGTCCGACACTGGTAGATTCATGAACTTTAACATTTCTAGAAAACAGAGTGATGACCTAGAACAGTACGACCAATGGTGAAACCTGGACATTAGAAGAAGCCAAGCAAGCCGAAGCTGGGATTCTTTTGGTTGTTAATAAAATCTTAAACACAGGACAGTGATATTATGAACGTTGGTTATATGAAAGAACAGAATCCGAATGACATTGATGTCATTCTCGCTAGACTGAAATGTATCAGCATCGGGGTTCAATTTAGTTTGTGCAATGGTACTGGTGAAATTAAACGAAGTGAAATTAATCGTGAGCTTGCAGAGATAGACGAATTAGTTTCAGACGTTGAGAAAATGAGGGATGAAGAAATTAACCAAACATACAACATCGATCAAGAAAGAATTGATTCTTGTTCTTACTTACCAGTTGCATACCAAAGTAGAATGCGGATGGATGAAGATGGCTATGTTTTCGGTGACTGGTATGATGTCAGCAAGGGAACGCACGAAGATCACCTACGAGTTCCGATCAATTCTGGTTGGGAATATGAAACTCGCGCTCTATATACATAAAGCAAGTAAAATATTTTCATAAATCCATTTACTTTTCTCCTGACTTTAGTTATAATAATTACAAGTTGATGGAAACATTAAATTTAACTACTAATCCTGATAAGGAAACCAAAATGAAAATCGAAAATCCTATCATCGCAGCCTTAAACGCTAATCTTGAATCGGTGTTGCATGTTGTGGATACCAACTACAGATCTTATCTACAAACGATTATATATCGTGTTGCTGAGTGCACTGGTAATATCGATAAAGCGTTTCCATCTCCTTCAGCAAATTTAAGTCATAATGAATATCACGCTAAATCTGTTCTGCGTCATTTAGCTAGAGAAATTCACATTTTACCTCCAGTTTATCTGTCAGACTTACATTTACTTTCTGAGGGAGTTGATCAAAATGGGGTAGACTTCTTGGTTAAACGTCATCAGAAAGATACGATAGAAAGATACGAACAATATGTCAATAAATTGATCAATAAAGTTGGCGATTGTGACTCTGTTACTGTCGCTGGTGACCTATGGAACTATAGTATTTTAACTATCACCAATGGCGCTGTTGTAGAACGTTGGAAAACTTCCATGATTCTAAATGTTAGTAAAAATGGTAAAGTCTTCAACCAATTCCCAACTCGTAAGATTATGTGAGAGCGAGTTTATGAGCACCGATGGGTTACACCGTAGAATGATGGACACACTTTCAGATTATGTGGAAACTCTACAACATATAGGAAAGTCTTCTGGTTATACCGAGTACTATTACACGATTGACTCTAGATATATGTCGAAATATACTTGGTTGTGTTTTATCGTGTATGCCCCAAATATTCAAATAGCGACGCACATAGCAAGTCGACGGTTCTTAGAGTTAATATCATACGGAGAAAGGAGTCTTAGAAAAATTCAATTAGTTGATACTTTGTGTAAATAATTTATCAAACTCATTTACTTTTTAGATAACTTAGATTATAATAATTATAAATTGATCCTAACAAAATTTGTTGTAATACTTACATTTAGGAACATTTTATTAGTGCTACCAAATAACGCATCAGTGGCGGAGAGGTCCATCGCACCGGATTGCAAATCCGAACAACCGCCAGTTCGAATCTGGCCTGATGCTCCAAATTAGGATTTATATGAATTTTGATATAAATAAACATGTTCAAGAAGCTAGAACCCGATATTATGACATGATGATTTTGTTTCAGAATAAAGAATACAAATTAATAAAATCTAAATGCAAACAAATCGCAAGCTTACATGGTATTGATTTTGCCGACGAAACTATTTTAGATGAATACAAAAGTAGAATTAGTCATGAATATACTATTAAAGATTTAAGTTTCAATCAACGTAGCATTATCGGACCATTAATTAAACCATTAGTATAGAAACCTGCGATATTTTGGATTATCAGTTCAATCGCTACAAGGATCATTTAGCATGGTCGATATTTCAGCTATGGACACGATGGCTGTCTTAGACTACTCTATATCAATTTTGTTTTGATGGTTGCAATCTCAATCCACAAATGCCGTATCTTCCAAACAGCTTCAAAAATACATGTTTACTTTCATAATAATCTAGTGTATAATAATTCTATCTTAAATGGAGTTATTATATGATTGTCTATCACGTAACGTGCTTAAGCAAATTAAACAAATATCTTGAATCAGGTCATATTCGACCTCCAGTACGCGCTTGGGAAAACATTGAACAAGCTAAAAGAATGAGTTTGTCTACAGGACGTAGAATCATCCTTAGACTTAAGTTCCCAGATAATGCCGATAAGTTAGAAGGGCATTTTAATCAAGCACTGGTGTTACAAACACCATATAAAATGGAACCAGGTCATTACTAATATAGCTGGAGTATTTGAAGCTATTTTAGACCGTGCAGTCAAGTACAAAGTACCAGAAGTAGACGTGTCTAAAGTTCTATTGATTTTAATCGATATGACTATTATCAGGATTATCATTACTAAATAACCAGCAATCCCGGCTTAATCCAATCAAATTAGATAATAGAATCTATATCTTTTCTTTTTTGGTTAAGCCAGAGTGCTAGAAATGAATTAAAATGTTGTTTATAATATTTCAATAATGTGATATTATGATTATTAGAAGTTAAATCTTCTACATCGCAGTGATTTTACTGCTTAACCTTGTCCTAATCTCAGCATTAACCTGCCGAGCCAATGACAAAAAACTGAAATAAGGGAGACTATATGTCTAAAATTAAAGTAGCTATTGTAGGTGTTGGTAACTGTGCCAAATCATTAGTAGAAGGAATTCAATACTATAACGAAAATCCAAATGATACTGTCGGATTAATGTATCCTGATATTGGCGGCTATAAATCTAGCGATATCGAATTTGTTGCTGGTTTTGACGTTGATATTCGTAAAGTTAATAAACCTCTAATTGAAGCTTTGCGAGCTAGTCCAAATTGTGCTATGGATCACGTTATTGAAATTACTGATAGCGAAATGACATCTTGTGTAACAAAGGGCGCCATGGTTTATTCAGGTCCAACCATGGATGGCGTTGCTCCATACATGCTAGACTTTCCAGAAGAAGTATCTTTTCGTATCGGCGCTATTCCAGCAGAACCATTCGATCGAGTTGTCGAATTATTGAAATACCACAAAGTCGATGTAGTTATTAATTATCTACCAGTCGGGTCTGAAGAAGCTTCTAAGTTTTATATTGACGCAGCTATTAAAGCAAAATGCCACGTTGTTAACTGTATTCCTACATTAATTTCAACAGCTGATACTATGGAATATGAACAAAAGTTTATTGATGCTGGGTTGACTATTGTTGGTTCTGATATGCGTTCTGCTTGGGGTGCTAGCCGATTATCTGAAGTGCTACAGGGTGCTATGCTAGATGCTGGTCTGCTAGTAACACAACATATCCAAATGAATATGGCAGCAGGCACTACGCAAGGTCAAGAAACCATTAGAACTGGCCGTACGGCAAACACTGATTTTTTAAACATGATTAGCAAGGATCGTTTACACAGCAAACATGTGTCGAAGGAAAATGTCTTGCGTGGCCAAAATTCCGTTCGAGACGTTGACACTGCTGGCATGACATTATATGCAGGTCCTTCGTTAACGGTTTTACAAAAGCCAGGTGGCCAATACGTTGGTTCAGATAATAAAATTGCTAATTTGGATCTAGTTGCTTACGGTTTCGGTGGAGCTCGATACGAATTAACTGCACGATTATCTGTACAAGACAGTCCTAATTCTGGCGGTGTAGTTGTATCAGCTATTCGTTTCTGTAAAGTAGCTAGTGAAATGGGTATTGTTGGATTTTTACGTGGACCTAGCGCTTATACCCAAAAGACACCGCCATTACAGCTAAGCTCATCTGATTCAAAATTTGAATGTGACGCTTTGTCTCGTCGTGTGTTAACATCGTTAACAGAACCTCAACTTAAGATTAATAACCCAGTCGCAACGGATTTGCCATATACGTTCCAATCAAGTAAAACTGATTATGAATAATTGAAGTGGTTTAACAATAATGAATCAAATTTATTCATACGACATTGATGGAGTTATTAATTTAGATACTGGACGAATTGGTATTCGTCCAGGGTCTGTTAATGACGTTATTATTTCTGGTAGGTCTACTGACGAACTTACTGACACTATAAAGTTTCTTCGAGATAACGGCATTGGTAACTACGTTTATCTTAATCCTATTCCATTCGAAGAAAAGACACGTGTTTTATCAGGTATTCATAAAGGTAATACTATTTTAGCTTTGCGTGAATTAGGGTTGAATATCGTGACACATTATGAAGATGATGTAGTTCAAATTGAGCAGATAATGAAGATTGTCCCAGATTTAATAATTATTCACGTCAATCATAATGGAATTGTAAATTATGAAAACGTTAAAAGAGGTTAAATAATGAATTACGTATATGGAATCTTAGGTTCTATACCTAAACTTAAATTCTCTCATAATTCAGCTTATGCAAAAATATGGGCAAACGTTAGTAAATCTTGTATTACTGATGATTTAGATTCTGTTACATCTTCAGACAATGTTTTGCTGTATTTTGGTGTAGGGTTTAATGGTAAATTATTAAACCTTTTTGACGGTGCTAATTCTAAGTTGTTTAACAGACTTAATGCTTTCTTATCTTGTCAAGCTGAATTTACTAGTATTGATTTTGATATGCCAGACATTGGAGCTATGCTAACAATTAGAATTGGTAATAATACTACTGATCCGAGATTTACTAAAGAGTTTCTTGATAAAATTAGTGATAAGTGTAAAACTGTTAAGCAAATTAACATGAAAGATTTTATTAATGACACTATTGTTATCGGTGATTCACATAGTCTTTCAATGACTCCGCTAAATGCACCAGTAATTTATATGACAGGCAAAACAATGTTTGGTATTACTAAATCTGGATTATCAGAAATCGTTGATTTGAATAATATCAATAAATTAACTTTATCGTTTGGTAGTATCGATATTCGACATCATTTATTCAGACAGACAAATCCTAATGTAGCTGCTACTAAACTGGTTACAGATTATCTGAATATGATTACTTTACTGTTAGACTCGCATCTGCAGATTAATATTGAATTATGTTCTACTGTTCCTGTTGAATTCGAAGGTAGAAAATTGCCAAAAACTGGCTATTATAAAGGTACCCCATTTGCTGGTAACAGACAACAGCGATTAGATGTAACGTTGATGATTAATAACATGCTTAGCGAATTTGCAAATATGACAAATAGAGTTTCGTACATGTCATTTCCATTGGAATGGTATGAAATGGATCCTAAACTGTTTGCTGATACTATCATGGAAAGACCTAAATCTGTTCATATCGGTTACCCGTTTTATAGACTAAATGATTTTGGTAAAGTAGAGCAGTTCAACGATGAAGAACCAGAGAATAATACAGAAAAACCTATGTTTTCTGGTCCTACTTTATTCTGATACTTATTATGGAAATACCATCGAATACACCGTTGAATTTAACCCATGTTAATACTTAATAATTTTGGATTGCTATCATCAAGCGCTCCAAAATTATTCTAAACGGTTACAAAATTCTATTAACTAAAATGAGGGGGATATTAAATCATTAAAACACCAAATATTATTTCACATCCAGATTTTCCAATTATGATGGACCATTGTTTTGTTGGCAAACCTCAAGAACCTGATTTTGATTATACACCAGATTCTTGGTATGATTCTTCTAAAGGGTTCGATAAAAATATCAATTATTCAAAATTAAGAGTGATTACACCAAAAGTTTCTAAAATATTATGGGAATCCGTTGACAAGGATTTTCTGCATGAAATGCGTATGTTTACACATAATGTTCAAAGAACATGGGAAATCCATTATGGTGTAAGACCAGTTGAACATTATATTGCACCAAATCCTGCTCTTGCCCTTGACGTTGAATATTTCGGGTTTTGGGTAACCGCAGACGACCGTTTAAGATATATTGCTGAAAATATAACAACTAATCCAGACTTACCATTAATAGACCAGATTGGCAATGGTTTAGCATCACATTTTTACGGAGCAAGAAACGTACATAAAGCTATGAATGGCATTGATGATCCTAAAACAGCGTTAGTAAACTACAGTAAATTAGCAGAAGAACAAATTGAGTTTAAGACGTCTGGTATTATTGGGGAATACACCTTGCATATGAGATCCTTTCTTGAAGAACAGAAGAAGAAAGGTGAAAAACTCTGGGGAACTACTGAGCTACACACGTCTATCCAAACTGCTGGGCGTCGCTGGTTAAACGAGTGGTATAACGATGATAGACTACATCAAAATAAAGGTTCATCAAATAACGTTAATGAATGGATTGCTTCGTTTAAGAATTCTGGTTTGCTAGATAAAATGGTAGCTAATTCTGGATTAAAGTCAATGTGTGATATTCTTGGGTCTGAATGGGGTATCGGCGATTATTACCGGTTTCACGGTGGTTCTGATTTATCATTATGTCCTGAATTAAACGCATATATTGATGAACGATATGTGGTACCTGGTCCTGGAGCAACATGGACATTAAAAAATCTATATCCAGATTTATCAACTAAAGACGTTTCTCTTGCTGATAGAGTTATTTGGTTTAGAGAAAACCAATCATATTTGCTAGGTCTTCCTGAGATTAATCCGTTTTTTCATAAACTGGAAGTCAATGGCATTAACATTTTTCCTGAACCGATTAATGAAATCAAAACAACTCAAGCTGAAGTATGTCATTGCCAGTTCGGAATTTATGTAGATTTGCGAGACAATCCACATAAAATCGATAAACGAAAAGTAGCAAGAAACGATAATGCTACTTGCGCGATTGATAGCGTGCAATCACCGAATAAACGAAAAGCAGAAATTTATTCTGGACCTACTCTATTTTAATAAAAGGAATTAAATGATAGTTATTATTGAAGGACCTGATCGGGTCGGTAAAGATTCACTATTATCTCAAGGGGTTTTTACAGAGTACGAACAGATTCATTGCGGATCACCAAAGCTAAAAACCAAAGATTATTACTATGGATATTATACTGGTTTATATCAATCATTAAATCAATTGAATACCCGTGTTGTATTAAATCGAAGTTCAATAGGTGAATATGTTTATGGACATTTATATCGCAACAACGAATATGAATTGTTAGATATAGTAGATCCTCATCAAATTATTGCAAATCATGAAGTTAGAATAATCACATTAATCGATTCAGCTGAAACTTTATTGTCTAGAGAAGACGGTGAATCATTTGGAAAAACGTTACAAGCAAAAAAAGATGAAATTGACCGGTTTATTAAAGTCACCGAATTTTTTAATGGGTCAGTTATTAATTGCGCAGGTAAAACTTCTAATGAAGTATACGAAGAAGTTGTAGGAGTTATGTATGGATAGAGTAAGCGATATTAGAAATCAGTTGGTAAACCAATATAACACAGGCGATTTTGTTATTGATAAGACTGGTGCAAAAATGGTAGAACTTATCGGCGCTACATTTATCGCTGATGAAGATTGGATTATTAGAAAACCAAATATGGAATATGTTAAGCATGAGTTAGATTGGTACGAATCACAAAGCTTGAATGTTTATGATATACCTGGAGTTGTTCCAGAAATTTGGAAACAGATCGCAGACATGTATGGTAACATTAACTCTAATTATGGTTGGTGTATCTATTCTGATGAAAATTCAGCTCAATTCCAGAAATGCTTAAACGAATTACTAGCTAATAAATTTAGTCGACGATCAACTATGATTTATAATAGACCGTCTATGCATGAAGACTATAAAGAAAATGGTAAAAATGATTTTATTTGCACCTACGCTAATCAGTTTTTTATTAGAGACAACAAATTAGTTTCTCATTACATAATGCGGTCAAATGACTCGGTATTTGGGTATTGTAATGATTATCAGTGGGCTAAATATGTACAGCAACATATGCTTTCTGAATTGCTATTAGACTATCCAGGTCTTGAGTTAGGCGATATCATATGGACAGCATCAAGTCTTCATGTATATGAACGACATTTTAAATTTATTGAAGAATATAAAGGAACACAAAATGGCAGTATTTAATCAATGCTCACACTTAGTAAATGAAGAATCATTAGCGCAAGTTCGTAACGCGGTGAACTTGTCTAAACATGTAGGTAATAACCCATTTCAATTAGTGCTAGACACTCAATTGAAATTGCAAAAAGAATTAGCTGCTAAGTTACCAGAAAATGGTAACATTGATCCTGAAAATATGGCCGATTGGGCTACTTGCGGTCAGATGGTAGATTATATGCGTGAACAGAAAGATTCACTAGACGACGAGTTCCGTGAATTGCTTACATCATTCGGTGGGATGTCTAACGGTGAAAAATCAGCTACATCAGTCTGGAAGAAGTGGAAAAAAGATAACCAGTCTAGACGTAACACTTTATTTTCTGAATTGTCAGAAGAAGATAAATTAGAAGTTTATATGGAATTAATCGATGCTGTTCATTTCTTTGCTAATAAAATCAATGCATTAGGTTTAACAGCTGACGATGTTTGTGAGTTGTATCTCATTAAAAATGCTGAAAATTTTAATAGGTATAACGCTGGTTATTAATTTTATACAAAACCGTTTAGTTTTACATCTAAACGGTTTACAAATCATTCGTGATGTAATATAATAATCAAAAAGGAGTACACCATGCAAGATCATACACTGTCAGCTATCTATAAAATCATTACAGGTAAAGACGAAGACTTAAAAGTAGACAACTCAGAATTAAACCAGATTGGTACTTAGCACTTTTGATTTAAATCAACTCACTGTAAACTTGCTCGCAAGCGATGGTAATCTTTATCCGTTTACATACAATTTAAGCAAGGTGGTAAACGGCGATGTTCTGGCATCAGCAACGACTAATATGCTAATCAAACGCAAATCAAAACAATCGCCAACCAGTATTCGATTTAACGATGTTGCTGTTTGGAATGCACGTGCAAAGATTAACGAAAAGCTTAATACGCTACGACGTGAACTAACTAAGAAGTATATTGAACTAAAGCAACAGAAGAATATTCAAGATTATACTCACGAGCAAAAACAATTATATCTGAAGCTTTTAGAGTTCGAACAGCTTAGCGAAAAGGCTAAAGTTGAGTACGCATCCACATACTTTAAGAATAGCGGTATTAATTTAGATAGCTCTAATGATTATCAGGTTTCAATTAACGGTTATACCCAGACATGGAAACACGGCAACCATCAAGAAGTATCTGTAGCTAAATTCGATTGGCATAATATGACCACCCATAATATTCACGGATACTCGAATTAATGGGAAGAGTAGTACACAAATTTTACAGTCTATCCCACACTGATGCTGTCAAGATTATTAAAAAAATTAAAATGCGTAAGAATAAAACGTTATTTCCTAACGCTTCTTTTGTGTATGAAGAGCTGTCGTCTCTAGATTATGAAAGAACTAGTAATGGATCGACAAATTTGGTACGACCAAATAAAAAAGATAGATGCGCTTTGACTGTTGAGTGGGATAAACTATGAAATTAACTGGAATTGTAACAACTCAGAAAGAGTTTGATGTTAGTTTTAATAGTGTTTTACAGTCAATAAGCAAAGAGTTAACGGGCAGCACAGATTGGCGTGTAGATTATAATGAAGCAACAGGTCAACATCAATACCGTGTATACGAACGTGTATCATGGGATGAGTATGATTACGTAACCAAAAGACTAGCAACAGATGAAGAGCAGAAAATCTTTTATGCTATTAACACACTGAAGGAGGTTTATCTTGCAAGAGAGTCTAACAAAGCACTTAGATGATGTTGAAATTCCAACATCTTGCAGTTTTGAATATTCAATGTCAAACGGTAATGACCGGCACTACAAGGTAACACTTGGCTGGTTTGGGTATACAGACAATAAACCTTATTTAAAACGTAAGCTAGTTTACGATATTGTTATTCATATAAAGAGTTTTAACGAGTATTTTGTTTATATTATCGATAGCTCGTTTACTGCAACTACATTAATACGAGTTCATATCACCGACGATTATTTTGGCGATGTTAGCGACTTAACTGAAGATGAAAAGATTCAGGTTAAAGGTTCTATAGGGATGGACATAGTTAAGACTAAAACTATTGCAATGTTAGGGCGGTGTAACATCAAGTACGCGCATATGCTATATGAGATTCATAAATCTGTTGAAGATCTTGAACAATCAGAACGCCAACAAAATAAAATAATTCATTAAACGGTTTACAAATTAACAAAGGTGTGGTTACAATGGAAAATAATCAAGATAGATTAACACTAGATTGCATTTGTAATCTGTTTATTGATAATTCAGTAGTGTTTATTGATAAGTTTGATATCAAAACCAAAGAGGATGTCTTAACTCTTGTGTTAAGACATCCAGATATCGCAACAAATTATATCTGGTGCGGATTAAAACATATAGTAAACGGAATACAAGATGTGTAATATTCAAAACTTATCAATGCTTCAATACTTAGAACGGAAATACACAGCTGATCGTTGTGTTATGATTCGTATCTTCGACAATACGTTTGATAAAGATTTATACCCAACTGCTGTATTCGATGGTAGAGATGAGTTAGTTCGAGTGTATACGTTTGACGATGCTGACCGCGGTGAACCGAATACTCTTACTTTGGAAACGGCCAGCGATATTATCGCTGATTTAAAATATGCGAAGGAATTGAACAAAGACGTTCGTGTTCATTGCCTAGCAGGCTTATCAAGATCGGGCGCAGTTACTCAGTTTGCAATAGACTATCTTGGATTTGAAGATACTGGTAGACCCAGAGTACCTAACTCTCATGTGTATCAAATGCTTGTTGAGTCTTATACAGGGTTGACTATTGAACAACAAGTTATTAAAGCCTTTGAAAATTATATGCAAGGAGAAGATGTATGATCTATACTGCAAAAGTATCAATGCACAACGGTAAACGTAGCTTTAAATCAGCAACTCAACAAATAAATCAAATATTGCGCTAAAAGTTGAAATGCAGTTTACTTTTTCATGGAAGCATAATATAATAGCTATACGTTAATCAAATAGGAATAGATATATCATGTCAAAGCTAACAGTTAGTACAATTCGTTCATTGTTTCCTTCTAGCTCCAAAGCGTCAGCTTCAATGATCCCAATTGAGTATGTCGACAGTGTTCGAGCTGCATATCATAATGAAGGTTATAAAGTAACTATGCGATACCGTGGAAGCCGACAAAAGCAATCTGGCATCGTTATGACACACGACGCTTTAGGTCGTGTTTATTCTCGTAAACGTGTACGTTCCCCTGATGCGGCACAACGCGAATGTTTAAAAGATTATGCTGAACACTTCACAGTTTACATTCGAGATTAAGGAGTAGTAATATGAAAAATATGTTTAAATTTCCAAGCATTGAACAATTTGCTTCGGTGGTTAAAAGCGTTCGAGAACGTTCTAAGTTTGTTGGATTAGACACTGATGGGAAAGCTATTTTTGATCTAAGCAAAGTTGCACCTAAATTATCGTTTCATGGCACTGTAAAATTACATGGAACAAATGCTTCAGTGTGCTTTAACCAAGTAGATGGATTATGGTTCCAGTCTCGTGAAAATATCATTACGCCTGAAAAAGATAATGCTGGTTTTGCGTTCTACGTAGAATCTAATAAATTTGAGTTTCTCCGCATTATTAATCAGTTTAGTGTAGATAATCAACTAGATTTATCTACGACGTCTCTATGTATTTACGGTGAGTGGTGTGGTGGTTCGATTCAGAAAGGTGTAGCGCTGAACCAGTTACCTAAAATGTTTGTAGTTTTCGGTGTTAAGCTAATGACTTTTGACAGTGAAGAATCAGTAGGCACATGGTTAGATCATTCAAGCATTAACGATGAGACTATTCGTTGTTATAATATTGAACAATTCCCAACTTACGATATCGAGATTGACTTCGAGAACCCTTCATTATCACAGAATAAGTTAATTGATATGACTATCGCTGTTGAAGATGAGTGTCCAGTTGGTAAGCACTTCGGAGTTTCGGGTATCGGTGAAGGAATTGTTTTCTCCCATGTCTATGAAGATGGTACTGTGCTTCGCTTCAAATCTAAAGGTGAAAGACACGCTAGCTCTAAAGTAAAAACACTAAAAGTTGTGGATGACGCTAAAGAGCAGTTAAAATTAGATATTGCTGAAAAAGTAACACCGGACTGGCGAGTTGATCAAGCTATTCAAGAGGTGTTTGACACTAATAACAATGGTGTAATCGATATTAAGAAAATTGGTGATGTCATCAAGTGGGTTAACCAGGATATCATGAAAGAAGAGCTTCATGTATTTGCAGAAGCTGGGTTAGAGCCTAAAGAGGTAATGTCCAAAGTTGCACAATTTGTTAAAACACGTTTCTTTACTGTTATGAATGAGAATTTAGTATGACATACGATGAAAAACTAGAGATTATTAAGTCTCTGGTTTACAACTTTGAAGCAGTGTCTGGACAGTATATTGAACGGAACAACATCACTAAGCGTGGTGTAGCATTATTATTTGATGTTGACATAAATTTAGCTCCACCGTTCGATTTTCCAGTGCATCCGTGGGATGATTTAACAGACACATACGATAACGTGATATTTGTACTCACCGGTGTGCATAACATTATTAACTATTGGTGTGAAACATCTTTGTTTCCGCATAAACCTGAATCATTTGGGTCAATTAAATTTAAAGACACTGATTATCGAATTAAAACAGCAGATGATGTTATGGAATACATAAAAACGCAAATTAAAGAGTGATAGGTATGAATATTAATGAAATGTCCGTAGCTATGCAGCGCGACGAGATTCGGGTCAAACATGAAGAAATTAACGGTGAATCATTTAACATTATTTGTTATATGGTAGCTACACGTGATTTATGGGACATACCAGGCGCTATTGAATGCCGAGGTATCACATTTAATGACCAGGGTAATTGTGTTTGTCGTACAATGCCAAAGTTCTTCAATCTAAACGAAAATAAATTCACTCAATTAGTTGATTTGAATTTTGACAACGCAAAATGTTATGAAAAGCTCGATGGCTCAATGGTTACTCCAGTCAAACTAAAAGATGGTTCAATTCGTTTCAAGACAAAGAAAAGCTTTTATTCAGACGTAGCTCATCAAGCTAATTGTTATTTCAGACAAAACCAGAACTATATTGACTTCTGTAATTATCTAATTGATAACAATATGACTCCATCGTTTGAATTTCAATCACCTGACGCTAAAATTGTTGTCGATGTTGCCGAAACGGTTGCAACCTTAATTCTGGTACGACAAATCAATACGGGTGCTGATGTATCTCTTGAATCGCTCGCATCATTAACTCAACAGTATAACATTCCTGTTGTTTATGGTTCGAAGTTAAACTCAGAACATAATAGTATGCGCATTCAAGATTATATTAATCTCAGTCAGACAATCGAAGGCATAGAAGGTTGGGTGTTTGTATTAGCATCAGGTCAACGGGTAAAACTTAAGACTAAGTGGTATCTTGACCGTCATCGTCTAACTACGTATCATGAACGTAATATTGTAGATATGATTATTGATGAGTCTCTTGACGATATTATGCCGGTTGTATCATTGCTACCAGGTGCAACTGAAACAGTAGAAGCTATCGAGCTTAAGATTGCGCATCAGTTTAAAGAGATTGACATTGCCGTATCTGAACTGCTTGATTTAATGAAACTCGAACCGGATATCAAGAGTACATCTCTCAAATATTCTAAACATACCTACTTCTCAGTTGCCGTTAGGTTATATAATGGTCAAGAAGCTGATGTGCAGATCAAGAAATTATGGAAAAAGTTGCACTATCATGAATGGTCAACACGACCGTTATTCTGGGGTTTTGACACAGACGCATAAGCGCTTCATAATATATTAGTAAAATAAGTTTACTTTTTGGTTTGCTTATATTATAATACTACTATGTTAATTAGAAATAGGATGATAAAGATGAAATCAATACTAGCCAGCTCATTGTTGCTGTTATCATTAAACGCTAACGCATATGTTGAGGATACTGCTACATTCTACAATCGTTTATCTGATGCTGATAAGTGGACATTGACCTCAGTTGCATCTAACGTAAACGAATTCACAGATATTAAAATGAAGTGGAAAACTATGGATTCACGGAAGTTTGAAATGAATATCTCTGGATTACATAATAATTCAGGTAAAACGTGTAAACATTATCGTTTGTTTTTAGATGGATACCAAGCTATGGGTGAGTTTTGCAAAGATCCTGATGGTACATGGTCGTTTCGATAGAAGGAGTTATAAGATGACATTAGATAAAAACGAAATGCAATTAATTATTGCATGTTCAATGGATCATGAGTTAATGCAGCAAACTATGAGAGTTAACAGCAAACTAGCGTGGGCTTCTATGGATAGCGAATTAGTTGCCTATTGCGCTGACGCTCTAGCGCACGAAGAGTTAGGATGGGTGGATGCAGCAAACTAAGTTTATTAGTGACACACATTTCTCACACAGGAGTGTATGCTCATGGCGTCCTCAATTTGTTACCGTAGAGTCACACGATAATTATTGTTTAGATATGATTATGTCTAACGTTAATCCTAATGATAATCTTTGGATTTTGGGCGATGTGTGTTTTTGTAAAGAGTCTTTCGTAAAGCATGTTTTGCCTATTGCTAACAAGGTTAATCTTTCTATCGTTTTGGGTAATCACGATGGCGAGCGACGATACGCTCCTACTATTCTTGATTATATCAATGCTGGTATTAACGTTTACGGTTTAGCGAAATATAAAACAGCAAATGATTCTTTCATTTTATCTCATTGCCCAGTTCATCCAGCTGAGCTCCGCGGTAATTTAAACCTGCACGGTCACGTTCACAACGTGACGATTAACGACCATCGATACATTAATTGTTGTTGTGAGGTTGTTGATTTTATTCCAAAAACTATTAACGAATTATTGAAAACGAGAGTATTATGAAGCAAGTAATTTTTACAGTTGGGCCATCCGCGTCTGGTAAAACTACATGGTCTAACATTTGGGTTACTCACCGTAATCAAATGAAAAAGCTTGGCATGTCAATCGATTCATGGGTTAATATTAACCGTGACGATATTCGAGCTGATGTGTTTAAACAAAAGAAAAACAATGCTAGTTTTAAGTGGTCTGAGTGGAAATGGAAATGGGAAGATGAGGTTACATCAATCCAGCGAGAGAAGATTCAACGGGCGATAGCTGATGGTGATTCTGTCGTTATTTCTGATACAAATCTAAATCCAAAATACCTGCATAAAACAATTGAGCTTTTTACGAATGAAGGTTACGAAGTAATCTATCGTTATTTTACAGATGCTAGCTATAACGAGCTTATTACCCGTGATAATCAACGAGAAAACGGTGTAGGTTATTCAGTTATCCGTAAGCAGTGGAAAGATCAATTGAATCTTTTATCAGATCAAGGTACACATAAATTTTATACACCTGACTTATCTAAACCAAAAGCAATTCTATGTGATATTGACGGTACTATTGCTAAGATGGTTGATAGGGGCCCTTTTGAATGGCATAAGGTTGGCACAGATGAACCTGATTTTATGATGCAGTTTATCATTTCATCATGGTTATCAGATCCAACCAATAACGTTGTGTTTTTGTCTGGTCGTGATTCTGTATGTCGTAATGAGACAATTGAGTGGATTAAAAAGCATTTCAATAACGTTGATTTTACAGATGGATCCGGTAACTGTACACTGTATATGCGCCAAGCTGATTCATACATCCCAGATGAGATTGTTAAACCTGATCTGTTCTGGAATCATGTAGCCCCTTATTATAACATCGTTTCTGTGTTTGACGATCGACCAAAAGTAGTTCGTGCCTGGCATGATATTGGTTTGAAAGTGTGGGCGACTGGTGATCAATTCATCAATTTTTAAAAAACTGTTTACTTTTAGTATAAAGTGGTTTATAATATACATAATGATATAAGGTAAACAAAATGATACAACATATTAAAGATAACAATACGCTTCTGCAGCTATTCTTAATTCTGGACAGCATTGCTCAAGATGTATGTTTAGTTGGCGGTAGTGTACGAGATTCTTTAATTAGTGAATACTATAATATACCAGTAATCATTAAAGATTTTGACATAGTACTAAACGGTGATCTAGATATAATTTATAGCACGCTTGTTAGTAATGGTTGGAAAGTATCCGAAGCAGGTAAGCAATTTCTGGTGATGATCGCATCAAAGAACGAACAATCATTTGAAATTGCTTTATACAGAAAAGATGGTACTTATACAGATGGTCGCCGTCCTGATTCGGTAGACGTTGGTACAATTTATGATGATGCTAATCGCCGAGATTTTACAATCAATGCTTTGTATTATGATATTTTACATGGTGTGTATATAGACCCAACTGGTCAAGGTATAGAACATATTAAACAACGTAAACTTCAATTTGTTGGCAGCGCCAAAGCTCGTATTATGGAAGATAAACTTAGAATCATGAGAGCTTATCGATTTGCAATAACAAAGGGGTTTTCAATGGATAATAAAACTCATAGCGTTATACGACGGTATTTCGAAGACATGATTAAAAGCGTGCCATCAGCACGAATTATGCAAGAATTAGATAAAATGCTTTAGTTTTTCGCTGAAGCTATAAGGAAGATACATTATGAGTTCAATACGTAAATTTTTTACAATCGAAGCTTTCGGGTTTACATTTTTATGTGCTTCTATTTTCGTGGTTGTATTTTATACATTAAATCCGCCAATAGCCCCACAGAAATTATGCATCGTTGGTAATCAAGCAACTCAAACTGATATGCACACATTAACTTGTACCTCTGTCGAGATTGATAAAGTTAGCCGTGGCGTAATTATCAAAGATGATATTAAAAAGACTAAAATGATTTTAGACTTAACAAACACTTATGTTAAAGTAGAGGATTTATAATGCACGTTATTATCGATTTTGAGACATTAGGCAAAGCTACTGATGGTCTAGTTGCATATGTAGCGTACAAGGCATTCGATCCGTTTACTATTCAATCGTTTAGCGAAAATAAAGAAGATATTAAAACATTCAAGTTTAACTACCATGATGATAGTCAATCTTCTTGGAAAGCAGATCCTGCAGTCATGGATTTTTGGCGAAATCAAGATATTAATATTGTCAGATCTATGTTGGGTAACCCTGAAGAAGGCGGTAGTATTTCTGAATTTATTACACAATTTAACGAATTTATGTTTAGTTGCGGATTCAACGCGAAACGAGACGTTATTTGGTCAAGAGGTAACACGTTTGATATCACTATCTTAGATCGATTATACTCTTCGGTTGGTCAAGAAGCACCATATCCATTCTATCGGGTTAGAGATATCCGAACATTTTTAGACTCATATAATATTTGCAATAACTTAATTAGCAAAGATACACATTTTGCTGGTAAAATGATTGGTGTTGAATTAGTATACAATGCTCATGATGCTGTTGATGATATTGCTAAAGATATTACGCAGCTTCAGTTAACTATACAAAATTTAAAAACAAAATAGTTTACATTTACCTATTTCTATTATATAATAGATTATATCAAATGAAATAGGTAAATCATCATGACTCGTGAATGCATTATGGGTAATATCGTTGAGATTATTTCAGATAATCTATCTGAGTTAATTGATCCATTAAACTATAAAGATTACCAATTGGTTAATAAATGCATTATCAGTAGCTATTATGTTAAGCAGTTAAAATTACTCGTCGATCAAAAAGTAATAATCACATCAATTCAAACAAATGACTGCTCACATCATTTTACAACAGTAGTCGAAGTATCAATCATGCATACACCAACCATGAATACAGCTAGGCTTCATTTTGAAAATAATGAACTAGTTAGCGGTGTTGGTTTATCTAATATTCAGTTTCTAACGCAGTTCAACACATACACATAACCTAAACAAGGAGGATTTATTGTCAAAACAAATCAAAGTTAGAAGCTTTCTGGTTAATCTCAAATTAGAGGTAAATGAAGGAATTCCAACTGTATATGATGCAGATGGTTTTCAAGTTACACCGGTAGATCTCAAAATGTCTGAAGGACATATCTATACAACATGGACAAATTCACCGTTCAGCGCAATTGGTTATAACATTTTATCTGTGCAAGACGATTATAATGAAGAAGACCCAAAAAGTTCAATCACGTTTACATATGAAGTTGAAATTTTAAAAGAATCAATCAACACTGCTCAGTCAATTCAATACATATCAACTATTGTTTACCCGACTATTGCTTCATACATTATCAATGCGTTAACAATCGCTAAAGACGTAAATGAAGAAGTTGAATCTAAGTTCACTGTTCAATAAATAAGAAACCTATTTTATGAAAGGAACACAAAAATGAAAACAATTCACGTTAGAAAACGCTCAGGTGAATTAGAGCTTCGCGACGATGATAAAATCAATAAGCTGGTACAGTTTGCTTGTGAAGGTGTAAATGATGTTTCAGCGTCAATGGTTGTTATTCAATCTAAAGTGAAGTTTTATGATGGTATTCCAACTGATGATATTCACGAAGCATTAATTAAAACCGCAGCTGATTTAATCACAGTAGCAACCCCAAACTATCAACAAGTTGCGGCTAAGCTAATTTCTTATAAATTACGAAAAATTGCATATCGTACTTATACACCGCCTACGTTGTTAGATCATATCAATCGTGTGGTTAGTTTAGGATTCTACGATAAGGCTATTCTAGAACTATACACCGAAGACGAAATTAATAAGCTAGATAAGGTTATTAATCACGGGAATGACGATTTGTTTACATACGCGGCTATGAAACAATTTGAAGATAAGTATCTCGTTAGAAATCGTTCAACCGGTGAAGTACTAGAAACCCCTCAAATGGCTTACATTCTAGTAGCTATGACTCTATTTTCCATGGAAGACGCTAGTTGCAGAATGGAATTGGTTAAAGAGTATTATAAAGAAATCTCAACAGGTATCAAGTCAACAATCAGTTTACCTACGCCAATTAGCGCAGGAGTTAGAACACCTACACGCCAATTCAGTTCATGCGTAGTTTTAAAAGCAGGTGATTCAATTGACTCCTTGAATGCTACAACATCAGCTATTGTGAAGTACGTTTCTAAACGAGCTGGCATTGGCGTTGATTTTTCAGCTGTACGTCCTAGTGGATCCCCAATTCGTGGGGGTGAAGCAACACATACAGGAGCCATTCCGTTTATTAAGTATATCCAAGGTGGTGTTAAGAGCAGTTCACAAGGTGCTATTAGAGCAGGCGCTGCTACGCTTTACATACCAGTATGGCATCGTGAAATCGAAGACTTAATTGTTATTAAAAATAACAAAGGCACTGAAGATAACCGAGCTAGAGGGTTAGACTACGCTATTCAATTAAACGGACACTTCTATAAGAAAGCAATGGCTCGCGAAGAATATTGTCTATTCAATCCTAACGAACATCACGACTTATATGAAGCATTCTTTAACGATCAAGATTTGTACAGCACCCTGTACGATAAACTATCGAAGAAGAAAGGTGTTAAGAAAGTAGATGCATTCACATTGTTGACTAATATCATCACTGAAAGAGCAAGCACAGGTCGTATCTATATTATGAACGTTGACCATGTGAATAAACAAACTTCACATAAATCAACAATTTATAGTTCAAATCTTTGCTTATCTGGTGAAACCATAGTTACCATTAAACAAGACGGTGTTGCTAATCAAGTATCAATGAAAGAATTGGATGAAATTTTCACAAATCATAAAAATATTATGATTAAGTCGTATGACGAAAATACGGATAGCGTAGTATGGACATTGGTAGAAGCTTCAGCAATGACATCTGTGTCAGCTAAGGTTGTGAAAGTAACTGATTCGTCAAGCGGCCAATCCATAATTTGTACGCCTGACCATGAAGTTTATACCTCAAACCGTGGATACGTTAAAGCTGGTAATTTATTAAGCGATGATAAATTAGTTTTATGCTAAGAGATTACTCCGCTCATTAAATACTATTTTAATGAGCGGAGTCCTCTATCAATGAACTATGAAAGACTGTATAATATTTTTATTGATTATTGTAGAGTCACACCGCCGACACAGCGGATTGAGCGTAGAAATAAACATGATGAGAGATTATTTCAAGATCATTTATACCTTGAAAAGCATCATATTATACCTAGACATAACGGTGGAAGAGATACAGATGAAAACCTTGTGGTATTACTACCAGAAGAACATTATCTCGCGCATTTGATAAGGTTTAAAGCTTACAACGATAGAAATGATTTTTTAGCAATTAGATTCATGGTTAATGGATATAACAATAGCGAAAGAAAGTTGCTAATACCTAAAAAGGTAACATCAAAAATTATAGGTAGATTTAAACAAAAGATTTATTATTTTAGGAAGAAAAACACATGGCATACTGATGATGGTATACAACGTATATCTAGAGCTAGGACTGGAAAGGTATCAGTAGTTGATTCAATAACAAAAGAAGTAATTGGTTCAATAGATAGAAATCATCCTAATATCATTTCTGGAAAATGGGTACACCATACTAAAGGTATGCTTAGTGCAATTTCGATAGAAACAGGTAAAACTGTTAGACTCACGACATCAGAGTACAGAAATAATAAAGAGTTGTATAAACCATTGCTGGATACTAGCGGCGAAGCCAATCAGAATTTTTCTGGGTTTAGCGATGATGATCTTATTAATTTATATTATGAATTTTGTGGTAAACTAATTTCGCTAGGGTCATCAATTATTCCATCGTACTCAACGTCAATACGCTATCATAGATCAATTGGGGTTTATGTGCCTATTACTTATACTAAATTTAGGTTTAACGGTAATTATGACCAATGCGTTCGTGATATGCATGACGAAATGTCTAAAAAATATAAGCTTCCACTTATGAAAATTAGGAGTAATAAAGACATAAAATATATAAATGATTTAATCAGGAGATTAAAATTAAATGATAACAATTGAATATTTAGATTATGAGATACCAGTATATGATATTACTGTAGCAGATACTCATAATTTTTTCGCTAATGGTATTTTAGTGCATAACTGCCTAGAAATTGCCGCTCCTACAGCTGACCTAACTGAGTTTAGTAATTTACGTACTGAAGTTGCAAAAGATACCGGTTTATATTCAGATGACATGCCAATGGAACAGTTTAGAACTCGTTTTGGCGAGATTAATCTTTGTACGTTATCTGCTATTAATTGGGGTAATATTAAGAAGCCAGGGGACTTTGAACGAGTTTGTCATCTAGCACTCAGAGCGTTGGATAACTTAATTACATACCAAGATTATCCGATGATTGCAGCCCACGTACCTGCCATTAATCGACGTAACCTTGGTGTGGGTATTATCAACTTAGCGCACTTCTTAGCAACTCATAACGTTAAGTACGGTGAAGAAAAGGCATTAGAGTTGGTTGATACATACGCTGAAGCAATGTATTACTATCTGATGAAAGCCAACGTACAATTAGCTAAAGAACGGGGACCTTGCGGCTGGTATAAAGACACTCATTACTCAGACGGTGTGTTTATACATGAATTACGAAATGCTAATGTTGACTCTCTAATTCCACATAATCCAAAAATGGATTGGGAATCTCTTAGAGCTGATATGATTAAATATGGTGTACGTAATTCACAAGTAGTAGCATTGATGCCTTCAGAGACATCAGCAGTTATTTCAAACGCTACTAATGGCATTGAACCTCCACGGAAAATCATTACAGTAAAAACGTCAAAAGACTCTGTAATGAAACAATTGGTACCTAAACCTAAACTAAAATATGACTTATTATGGGATCAACCAACCCCAGCAGGTTATATTAAAACGGTTGCTGTGTTACAAAAATACAATGATCAATCAATCTCGGCAAATACGTCTTATAACCCTGATAATTTCAACGGTCCTATTCCAATGACTCAACTTCTTCAGGATATTTTGATGTGTTATAAGTTTGGGGTAAAAACAGCTTACTATCATAATACAATGGTAGAAATGACTGATGATATTACAGAAACAAAATCTGAAGAATCAGATTGTGAATCTTGCAAAATTTAAATTAAAATAAGGAAATCTTAAAATGACAAAAACAATTTTAACTATGGCTTTGACTGCTCTTTTATCAACTTCTGTATTGGCATCTGGCGGTGTTGAAGTTCAAGCTGGTTACGAACAAGGTAAGTTGGCAGCTGGTAGTTCAGCAGCTGTTGTGATTCGTCCATTCGTTGATGTTTGGTCTGGCTATACAGTAGCTTTACGTTCAGTGTCGCAGCGTTATGTGTCAAATGGCGCTATTGTATCATTTATTGAACCTCAAGTGTCTAAAACGGTAGTAGATGGTAATGCATTGTATGGTGTAACTGGCGGCTTGGGTGTGGTATCCGGTTCTACTGGGTCGTACGGATATTACACTGTAGAGCCTAAAGTTGGTTACGTTATTAATGGTAAATTAACAGTCGGTGCTTCAGTTCGCTACCGTGATTTGATTGATGGTTCAGCTGCTCCATTCAAGATGCAGTCGTTGACATATAACGTTGGGGCTTATTATGAAGTAGCTAAAGGTACTACCGTTGGTTTAGTTGGATATGAAAAGAATCTTGACGAAAAAGCAACAGGTGCTTTACTATCTGTAACTCAAGCATTCTAAATCTACAGGTGAAGCGACAATTGTCGCTTCACCATACAAAAGGAATAGTTAATGTCCTTTCTTGATAAATTACTCAATAAAACACAACCAACGAAATCAATTAAAACTCAATCTGATTTAATAGAATCTAAACTAAAATCAAACGAAATTCCTGATATTCTTAAAGATATTAATAAGTTATCAATTGAAATAGTTGATGATATTATTGATGAATTTAACATGAGCATACAGCTTAGACCTTCAACTAATTCATATATGGCCGATGTTAGACGTATTTTATCTTGTTACGCATTTAATTCAGATATTAAACTAGTAACAAATGTAACACCGAAGTATATGGCTAAAGTAGAGTCGTTGTTAATATCTAGAGGGTTCGTGGTTGAGTCATCAGGTTACAATTTAATTATTAAAATTTAAGGAGATATATGGAACAACAATGCTCTAAAACATTCTCATTGTGCAATTTACATTCAGCTCAACTTGAAAATACTTGCTTTTTGTCGTTGAACTGTACACCAGCAGTTCAACGTTTTGATGTAGTTAAGCATCAATCAATTTTAAAGCTTAATAACCAAATGTTAAGTGTGTTTTGGCGTCCAGAAGAGATTGATCTAAGTCGTGATCGTAATGATTTTAACGCTTTATCAGATGCACAACAGCAGATCTTTACTCAAACATTGCTGCGTGCTGTAATGTTGGATAGTATTCAAGGTAGAGCTCCATTTGAAGTGCTTGGACCCATTTGCGGGTTGTCAGAGGTAGAATCTGGTTTAATTATTCAGACCGCGTTTGAGAACATCCATTCTCAGAGTTATTCGCATATTATCCGAAACATTTATGCCCATCCTGATAAGATTTTCGATCAGTTGAAAGATAACCCTGATATTATCAAATGCGCCTCTGATATTTCAAAATACTATGATGACGTATTACGGTTTAATACTCTTAAAGATTGTACCGAATACGGAATTCCTACTACTGAAGTTTATGATTTGTACGAGCATAAAAAAACCGTGTGGAAATTATTGATTAGTATCAACGGGCTAGAAGCATTACGTTTCCATTCTGCATTTGCTGTATTCTTTGCTTTTGCCGAAGTTGGTTCAATGATTGGTAACTCTAAAATCTTATCAATGATTGCCAGGGATGAACAGTTACACGTAGCATTTACTAGTCAGTTACTAAACATTATGCCTAAAGAAGATCCTGACTATTCTAAGATTCAGAAAGAATGTTATCAAGACACGGTAAGCATTTATAATTCGATTGCAGACCAGGAAATCGAATGGGTTGATTATCTGTTTAGTAATGGTGTAATGCTTGGGCTTAATAGAGATATTTTAGTTGATTATATTCATAGTGTGGCAAGAACTCGTATGATTAAGTTTGGTGTTGCTGCTAGCGATATTAAGTATCCAGTTGTTAAAAACCCAATCCCATGGATGTCTAACTATCTGGAAACTAGCAGCGTGCAGACTGCTCCACAAGAATCAGAGCTTATCAATTACACACAAGGCACTATTGATAATAGTAACTTAAATGAATTTACTTTTGAGTTCTAATCAGTTTACTTTTTACTGAAGATGGTGTATAATGTCCTTAAGTAGTTAAAACTACATTATTAAACGAAATAGGAAATACTCAAATGAAAGCATTCTTCACAACTGCATTAGTTATGACTTTATCGACCCAATCATTTGCTAACAGCGTGCCAGTTAACGAGATTATTGATACTATGTCTAAAAGTGATCTGACAGTTGTTCAACAAATGGTTCGAACAAACAAACAAATCACAAGCAAAACATGGGATAGCGGTAAGAAGCATATTACAGTGTATCAAGAGCTAACTCCAGCCGAAGCTAAGTGTCGACCGGTTCAATTAGTTAGCGGTAATATGATCTCGGACTTTTTCTCTTGTGAAGTTGAGCCAAATAAGTATTTTTTATTCGATGATATTCCGGTTGATATTGATTAATTAAAGAGGTAGATTATGGGATTCAAATATGTTTATTATGATTCATCAGTGAATTATATTCGTGTTAGAGTTCCAGGTAAGAAGACTATTAATTTTAGTCTATCAAACGAATCTAAAGGAACAGTATTATTAAAAGCACTAAATGCTAGAGATAGCATTATTAATAGGAGAAATAAGTGAGATATAAAATCTTTACAAAAACCAATTGTCCAGGTTGTGACGTGTTAAAAGCTCGACTGAATCAAGCTGGATTGCTTGAAAGCGTCTCGATCGAAATGATCGGACCTGATAATATTGATGTTATTAAGTCTTTAGGAGCTCGTAGAGCGCCTGTTATCATCGATTCTAAAACAAGTTCTATTATTACAGAACAAGAGCTTGTAAATTCTTTATTATAAATTTGAGTTACATCATGAATAACAACAACACTCATTGGACTGAGTACCCTAATTGGGTATATGTTTCTGCGTTAACACTGTTAGCTACACTTACATTTGTATCATATATTTTAAAATCACACTAAAGGTAACACTAATGTTTTCAGCAAAAGAATTAGCAGAGCAAGTTATTAATCATTTAATGCAAGAAGTTAAAAACAAACAATCGAACAAATCGTATGAACAATTCAAAGGCTTGGAAGATGCATACGATGAACAAGAGCCAGTGTCTGAAGATGAATCAACACTAACTGAGTTCTTAAATGATTGTGATGATCTTCTTAACATGGCCCAGAATTTAATTCGTTATCAAACAAACGAGATTAATGAATTAAGCAACTATATTCAATTTCTCGAATCTAAAATCGAAGCAATCGTATCAATTATCAACAACTAATAGGAAACTAAAATGGAACAAAACTTATCATCTCAATACCCAGCCACAATCACACCGGATATGGCGAAAATCTTTGCTAATAGCTTTTCAGAGTTCAGCAATTCAAAAATTCGTGAGCAAGCTGAAAAAGACTTACAGAATGATATTTGCGAAAAAGCTGCTACACAATGCGGTCTTAAACCAGCAAAGGTTAAATCGCTAGCTAATGATTACCATCGTGGTAACTTAGAACAGAAAGAAGCTGAAAAAGATGATTACTTCGCTTTTGCTGCAATGGTAATGGACGCAGTAGCTGCGGCTAAGAAAGGAGCTTAACTATGAATATTAAACTACTTAAAGCGTTTAGTGTTATTAACAACGGTATTGTTATCACTGAAGGCGCTCCTCTTGTAACTATTAGTGCAGCGCTTAATATCTTAGCGGTGTCTAACGAAGTATCTGATGTATCGTTCGCAATTTATGATTTAAACAATTTTCTTAGCGTGTTGTCGTTAACTTCAGATGAACGAACAATGTCAGTAGACGGTTCAGCCATGACAATCAAAGATGGTAAAACTGTAATGAGCTATATGGGCGGTAATCCTAAAACTATTATTACCCCGCCATCTAACATCTCGCCATTGACTGACGCCGATTACACTAATGAGTTTACACTATCAGTAACTGAGTTTAAAAAGCTCATGGATGCTTGTTCAGTGTTACAAGCTAAAAAACTTCAGTTTAATTTTGATGGAACTAATGTTACAATTAAAACTGAAGCTGATTATGCCGATGCAAATTCGTTTGCGTGTGACTATGACACTGAAGAAGGTGTATCACGCGCAGTAAAACTCGACGTAACTACAATCAAAATTCCAGTAGCAGAGTATAAAGTATCGTTAGGCCCTAAAGCTATGCGATTCGTCTCAGACGAATGTACGTTCTACATTGTGTTAGCTATCTAAAACGCTATCAGCAACACCTGATTTGTCCTCGGTTACACTATCTAATATTAGTTAATAGATTATATATCTATGCTAGTATTAGTGTAACCGAGTGATTTTGATTTAATCTAAAGGAATAGGAAAATGTTTAACGTTAAAATTCTCAAACCACCACGAAAAATAGAAGAAGCCTTATCACGAATGGGTGTTTCATCAGATAACGCTAATGTTTTGTTTACTAGCGTTGTGTTAATTCATAATAAACAAACTAATGTTTCATATATTGCTCATTTCAAAGAAGCATTGGCATTAATTCATCAAACACCGAATTTTGTCATGGATAAAGAATCAGAAGCTATTCTTAATAATGTCGTAATCATGTTATCTAATTGGGGATTAATTTCAATAGAAAATCACCAACTAGCATTTAACAATGAATATAAAGTCAAAGTTATCAAAAAGCTTGACTTAGAAGGTGATAATCCATGGGTAGTTCAACATAAGTTTAAGATGACATTACCTAAATTACAAAGATTAATCGAATTAATAGGAAATAAAAATGACTGATATTTCACAAGATCAAACAAATCCAATTTGGGCGTTGCGATATCGACCTAACAAAGTATCTGAGCTGATTTTACCTAAGCGTATTAAAGATCAAATTGAGGACGCTGTTAAAGGAGAATCAAGTCACTTATTGTTATCTGGCGATCCTGGGCTAGGTAAAACAACAGCAGCCAAAGCTATTGCTAACGATATGAACGCGTCTACTATGTTCATTAATGCTAGTTTAGAAACTGGTGTTGATGTTATTCGTGAAAAATTAACACAATTCTGCTCTACTGTTTCTGCGTTTAGCGTAAGCGATCGTAAGGTTGTTATTCTTGATGAGTTTGAAGCTGGTAGTTCTCTATTCTTTCAAGCGCTGCGTGGATTCTTAGAACAATTTAGCAAACAAGCATTGTTTATCTTTACAACCAATTATGCAAATCGAATCCCTGATCCTATCATGAGCCGTGTTAATCACATCGTGTTCGATATTCATGCAGACGAACGTGCAGACATGATTAAACAAGCTTTTATTCGATCTACCTCTATTTTAGATTTAGAAGAAGTCGAATATGATAGAACTTTAGTTGCTACAGTCGTTAAGAATAATTACCCTGATATGCGTGCGATTTTAACATCTTTACAACGCGGTTCAATTTCAGGTAAACTAGACTCATCTTCTCTTATTAGTGAGAAGTCCAACTACGCTGAGTTAGTCGATATGGTAAAGGCTAAGAACTGGGCTGGTGCGCGCCAATGGGTTGCTAATACACCTGGTGTGTTTGGATATAGCGACTTTTATGAAGAGTTATCAAAACAAGTAGACAAGAAATCAGCATTGCCTGAAATTGTAGTTCTTACATCACAGTATGATTACCGCAGCCAATTTGTTATGAATAAACAGATTACTACTGTAGCGTATCTCACAGAAGTTATGGGTGCACTGTAATGTCAGACGCTTTATCCCCGTTTGAGGCAATTAATGCTCTTAGTTTCGAAAAGCGTAAATTATCTGATAGTCAAATTGAAACATTAGATCACTTTATGATTAGCATGGCTTTATCGATGGGTAAAGCCACTATTTACTATTCAGACTACATTAATTACACTAACATGTCAAAGCGAATGATTCATGACTTTTTGATTAACAGCTTGCCTAAGCAAAAGATCTTTAATAAATGGATTAAAGGCTCTGTTCAAGATGATATTGTCGAATTACTGCAAACCGTTTATAAAATCGATAAAGAAGAGGCTGAAGGGTATGTCATGTTATTAGACGAGACTGATATCCAATATCTTAAAGATGCCTTGTTTACTGGTGGTTCTGATATTAAACCTAAACGAAAAGGGAAACCAAAAAAGAATGCAGATTGATAATTACATTTCAGTTACACAAAGAGGTGACAAGCTATTAGTTAGAGGATTAGATTCAGACGGAAAACCAGTTAATTTCGTAGAATATGATTTTAAACCATACTTATATATACAATCAAATAAAAATGTTAATGCTGTTGGCTTAATGGGTGAAAAACTCAAACGAGTTGATTTTGATTCTATCGAGTCATATGGAACTTGGCTAAAAGAACAAAAAGCGCTTGGCATCCCAGTTCATGGCGATTTAGGAACTCCTGAATTATACATTTCTGAATTACCAAAGAAACGAACAGTCACCAAAG